TCCATCACCCTCAATCTTCTCACCGTCATCACCAAAGGTAATTCCTACATCTGTTGGAACATTGATATCAGAAGTAGCAGTCAGGTTGATATCTGCACCGGAAGTTACCGTCAGGTCAGTATCATCACCTTCGATCTTCTCACCTGTACCAAACGTAACTCCCACATTAGTAGGAACAACCACATCAGTAGTTGCAGTAAGATTAATCGCTCCACCTGATGTTACAGTTAGATCAGTATCATCACCTTCAATCTTCTCGCCTGTACCGAAGGTTACACCTACATTAGTAGGAACAACTACGTCCGTTGTAGCAGTAAGGTTAATCGCTCCACCTGATGTAACCGTAAGGTCCGTATCATCACCTTCGATCTTTTCACCAGTACCGAAGGTTACACCTACGTTGGTTGGAATAACAACATCAGTAGTTGCGGTAAGATTAATGGCAGCACCGGAAGTTACTGTAAGATTGGTGTTATCGCCCTCAATCTTCTCGCCAGTACCAAATGTAATTCCTACATCGGCGGGTAGAACCACATCAGCAACAGCAGTGAGATTAATATTGTTACCTGAAATTGTAAGATCAGTACCATCACCTTCAATCTTCTCACCATCATCACCGAAAGTAATGCCGATATCCGCTGGGATGTTAACGTCCCCACCGGCCCCAACCGTGACCGTAAGGTCTGTTCCATCTGATTCGATTTTTTCCGTTGCCGCAAAAGTGATACCCACACCACTAGGAATATTGACATCGGCAACAGCAGTGAGATTAATATTATTACCTGAAATAGTGAGATCGGTTCCATCGCCCTCAATCTTCTCCCCGTCATTTCCGAAAGTTAAGCCAATATCAGCGGGAATGTTAATATCTGCGCCGGATACAAGGTAGAGGTCTGTACCGTCGCCGTGGATATATTCTCCACCCTCATCGTTAAGATACAACCGCTTAGTGCTGTCAATAACAACATCATCACTAAACTTAAAATGGTCTTCATCTTCCATCCACGTAAGGACACCATCATTTGATTCTCCATCAAAGGTAACTGCAATATCTGTACCGGCAGTGCCATCACCAATCGTAATAGCCGTACCTAACAGCTTAGTTACATCGCCACCTTCAGCAGAAGTACCGTCATGTGAATGGCCTGAAGCAGCAGTAAAGGCTAATACCAGTTGGTCAAATTCATCATTAGAATCTGCTGCTTGAACAACATCGCCGTCAACGTAAGTGGATTGTCTTGTGTATGTATTACCCATTAATGCCTCTTTTTAATGTCTGCCACCGGCAGTAAATTCTAGTTGAAATCCGTTTAGTGTGAATGGGGAGGAACCAGAAGATTCATCAAATTTAATTGCAACTGCAAATCCTCCTCCTTCTACTGATTGTCTTACAAGCGGTGTACCAGATGAACCATATACTGCTGTATTATACGTACTTACAGGCAGACCATATACTGCAATACCTGCGCCTTCCGTTATAGCGTATGCAGAAGGTTGAGCGATATCAGGTGAATCATAATCATATCGAACTCTTAATTCTGCTGAAACTGCGCCTTCTGTTTTGTAGTTTGTAATAACTCGTTGCATACTTTTACGAATACCCGCATCTCCTACGATAACATCGGGAGAACGATAAAATGCTTTTATGTTTGTTCCAGAAAAAGTATCTCCATTTTCCTGTCTGTATACAAAACCATCATATCCTCCGTGCAAAACAAATTCTACATCTCCGATATATTCAGAATCAGCACAACTGGGTTTTATTCCTTTCATGTCAGACCATTGAAAACCAATCTGCCCTTCATGTGATTGTTTTATAACTCCTATAAGACCTAATTGAACTGCTTCTGATCCTACTGTTGAAGGAAAGAAAAGACGATACTGAGATTTTTCTCTGATAACAACAGAAGAAATATTATCAAAACCAATCTCATTTACACGTTCTTGAATTGGTTTACTTACCGTTCCTAGTTCAACATCGTGAAGTTTTTCAGTACCGGCAATAGTACGTAAACCATCAGGAGCAAGATAAATGAGATCGCCTCCGACTTCTTGAATAGAGAATTTATCCAAACAACCTAAGTTTCGTGTTATAGGCTGCATAGCAAAATCTGCTATACTACTTCCATTTAAAACGTAAATACTGTCCTTACAGAAGATAAACAATCTTTCACGAAAAATTGCCGTACCGATAATCTTATCGTTTGTGCTTATGCTTCCTGCACCATTTGCAGGAGTAAAATCATTTTCAGAGAACGGGGCAGAGAATACAAGCTCATTAGAAGATGACTTAGAAAAGAACATGTGGTTCTTAAAAGCGATGATTGATTCGGTAGCAGTAGGAGCAGTACCAGCACCAGAACCAGTAGCACCATTCAGTAGTGTAAAAGTAGACCCATCATACGTTGCAGCGTAGTTTTGCCCATCAGCAATAGCAATCTTATCGGTTCCGTTAAAATTAAAGCGTGTGTAAATATATTTATTAGCACTTGTTCTTGATTCGTCAATCTTTGTCCATACAGAAGAAATTATATTTCCCTTAATATACGCAACAGCAGTAGTAGCACTTGCGCCACGAGTACATCCAGTGAATGTGGTGCTTGTTTTTCCTGTATACGTAATTTGTTCTGAACCTATATACAGCGTACCGGAAGAAGCAAATCCAGTAGTATTCTCTACAGTCATGGTTGTAACAGAAGCAGTATGAGAAGTAGAAAGAGTAGTAGAATTTGCCTTACCGATTACAGCCCCTCTTGCTGCAATAATATTTTCATTAAGGATAGCAGTCATCAACATCGAACTAGAGCCGGTCTTGCTTGTAGTACCTAAGTTCGTATCATTAAATTCCAGCATAACCGCTTTATTTACACCAGAAATACGTCTGTATCCGCCCTTAATGGAAGGCTCAAAATTCTGTAATTGAAGCGCAGAACCGGGAAGTTGAGTAAACGTATCTCTGTTTAGAACAAGCCCTCCATCACAGGAGATTATTTGATGTTGAATATTTTCCATTTATCCTACAAAGCTTTCACTAACGGTTACAACTATGTTTAATTTACTTGCTGTTCCAGCAGTAACCACAATAGTATCCGCCGCTTGCATTGCTATTGGGCCTGAATTAAGTACATCTAGTATCTCATCTGCTGCCATACTACAGGTAGTTACGATAGGTATATCAGTAGAAGATAACACTGCTTTAATAGTAAGATCAACAGCACTACTGTGTAGGTTATTTGCGTATAACAGTTTAACCTCTGCTTCAAAGTTAGACGGGCAAGTATATACAGTTGTTGCTCCGGTTCCTGTTAGAAGCTGTCCAGTAGTACGTAGTCTTGATTCAGCCATTCTTAGAAGTACTTCGGATGCCGTGTGTTAGATTGAGAGCCAGCATTAACTGCTGTAGAGCGCATAAGGTCTGGCTTATTAATCAGATCAACACGCATTCGCTCAATCCTTTTTTCAAACTCAGAGTGTTTTAAAGTCGCTGCTTGCAGGTCTGCACGAAGCTGATGCACATAGTATTCACACCGTGCTACAATAACATCGTGATAACGGGTAGGTAATACAGGTTCATCAGTAGATGCAGAAAGATCAGTATGGGTCTGCCAGTATTCGTAATGCACAGTATACTCCGCATCAGGAATAGGAGTAAGCCCTATTTTATCATCCTGAGTTAAATAATGATATTCGGGTTTAGCCCTATTGTCCGTAGTAGTAGGATCAAGATCACGCTCCCGAAACTGTTGAGCAAATTGAACATACGGAACATACGGAATAATCTTAACATCTGTGCCGGATTCAATCAGATATACGGTGTCTACATCTACTGATTTAAATCCAGATACAAGAGCATACTCCGCTGTTCCTGCAACAGTAGTAATTGTTCCATCTGTATGAAGGAACGGCCATTCCAGTTCAGCAGTGTAGATATCGTTAATGCTTCTATTTACAAAATCCTTTACAGCCGTTTGAATACCCCTACTATTAGAGAAGTTAGCTGATGTAAGTTCTACCTCATTAAGAGAACGAAGCACTTTATTCGATAATGCTAGATAATCCATTATAGTTGTTTACCTTTTTATCATAGGATTTCAATCGTCTTTTGATTCTTATCTACGTCTTTATGACAGCGAATAACCAGAATGCCGTTCTCTAGTTTTGCTTCACTAACTTCTACATTAGGAGCAAGATAAAAACTACGAGTGAACTTTCGTTGGGCCAAGCCATTATACTGCCAAAGCTCCTCTTCCTCTGAACGCTCAGAAGCCTCTTGCTTTCCTTCAACTGTAAGACGGCCTTCCTCTTCCAGAATCTTTAACATCTCCTTAGAGAAACCAGCAACAGCTATTTCAATTCGATAATTATTTTCAGATTCTTGCACAAGATTGTACGGAGGATAATTTGAAGTTCGATGATCTGGAATCCAGTACTCATCAAAAGTCCTTCCTACTGACATCTTGTTAAATAAACTTCTGAAATCTTTTATTAGCGCACCGTTAATTGTATTCATAGTAGTCTCCTTTTCAGCGAGTTTTAATAATCCCATTATTGGCGATTATTTATTTTTCCTTACCAAATACTGATCCGGTAAGTAATGCTCCAAAGGCTAAGTGGAATAATCCGCCGCCCATAAGAGTAAAAGGGGTGTGTTGCCCTGTCATTTTTTTCATTAATTCTAATTGTACTAATGGGTCTTCAATTGTTATTATATATGTTACGAAGGAAGCAAGGTCGGGTCTGTTTAGTCCATACCACACAGGTACAACTACAAAATCATAGATGCAGATTATTAAATAAACTATGAGTGCAGTCCATCTCCATGCCATTCATCTCTACTGCGCCTTTCTTACGCCACTGCCTTTAGCGTATTTCTTAGTAGAGCTAGTCTTTAACTTTGTACTCGGCGCATATGCTCTTACAGTATTCTGTGTTCCTTTTCCCTTTTTTGGATCAGGAACCCTGCCCATATATACATATCCTTTTATAGCTTTTCCAGCTAAAGGTTTTTCACTATATTTCCAGCCCTTACGTATTGACGCCGGATCAATCCGTGGTATCATATTCTTTAATGATTCCATTACTCTTCCCTTTTCTGACAATCGCATGCTTCGTGAGTACATGTTTCACAGATGCATTCATCTTGACAATCTTCACATTCACATTTCTTACAGGTCATTTTACTTTACTTACAGAAGCATAGCTTTTGACAGCTAACAGTCCAAAGACGCTTTAGCCATTCTTTGATTTTTCTAAATAGTTTCATTACAAACTCCATTTAATTAGGTTAAGGTGGAGGGTTTTGAACGGACCCTCCGAAACCGTTACTCAAGGTTTACGAGAAACCTACAACTTGTGATTCAGCATCGCCCATGCCACCGAAGTCGGCAGTCAATGCCCAAACACGATACTTACCATTAATCGCACCAGTACCCACAACAAGATCAAGCGTATCGGCAGCGGTATGAATACCGTAAGCAACCGAAGTCGTTCCCATTGCGCTAGTACCTGCTTGTGCCTTGATAGTCATAGTAGAACTACCGGGGGCAGCAGCAGTGATATAACGGTCAACATCGTCACCATCTCCTAGAGAGAGAGTACCGCTGTTACCCGCAGAATCTGCGGTCAACACATCAACACCCGCCGTAATAATGTACGTGTTAGCTGGAATGCTAATGCATTCAAAAACATCGGCGGCGGCATTAGTGGTTTCACTAAAGTCGATCACCATGTCAACAACACGAACAGCGGCTGCGTTTGCGGGATGACCAGCAGTGCCTACATTGTCAATAGTATAAGTAGCCATTTTTCAGTCCTCCCTATTATGTGTTAAGATCAGGTACACCCTTGTAGACGCCGACAAAGCCGGTGCCCGAAGAGCGTAGCACTTTACGTCCGAAAACATGCAGACCACGAACAATGTCTGCAAAGCTATCGGGGTCACGGATCACTTCGGTCTTTGCGATTGCGGAAGCAGTGCAAACCGCGCTCATGTGACCGCCAAGAACGATAGTCTCGCCGCTGGTGGCCGAAGGACCGAAAGTGTGGGACGCAGCAGTACCAGCAGAGCTAACAGCAATCGCGTTAGTCTGATACAAAGTAAAGCCGTGAATCTTACGAGAGGTGACAGCACCATTCATAAGGGCAGACTTATCTTCGCCGGTAACACTGGAATCCATCAGCTTGGCATCCGCCTGACGCAGAATTTCGTAGAACTGAGGCGGGGCCACAATCCAACGGTTCTCTTCAGGAACGTCACCTTCGTCCAACTTACGGGCAAAAGTGCTAAGATAGTTAGCGCACTCGTTGCCGGTGTTGCACGAAATCGCTGAACTGGCAGCACCAAGATTGGTAGTGTCAGTAGCAGCATTGTCGCTGATATTCTTCAGAATATTGTAATCATATGCCTTCTTCAAGCTGTATGCGCCGCTAGAAGTGGACAGAGATTCCCAATTAACATGGCTCTGCCGCTCTTCGACATCATCAACTTTAAAAGCAAAGTAATTACCCTGATCGACAGCAAGAGTAATCTCGGTGTCGGACAGGTCTTCAGTGTTGACTACAGAACCACGGGTATACGAGGATACCGTGATTGATGGTTCTTTAATAATCTTCACCGTGTCGCCAAAATTTTCAATTTCCCCCGCATAATCTGTATTAGTAATAGCTTCTGCTACAGAGGCACGACGGAAGAATTTGAGTACTTTTTGGCTATAGATTGCCGGTAGAAACTTACCATTAGGCAGGTTACTATATCCGGCTGCTACTCCAAATGCCATTTTAGTATCTCCTTATTGTTATTGAATTCTTCCCTCTCGTTTAGCCGCATCAATTTCAGATTCTAGTTGCTCAAATTCATGTGGTTTCAAGCGAGAAATTTCTTCGACAGTCCAAATCTTTTTTTCCTGTGACATATTATCAGAAGAAAGAGTGCGTGTTTTTGTCACTGCTTCTGCTGCATTTTGCCTACCTTTAGATTTAGGCTGTTTCTGAGAGCGATTAGTTTCTAATTTATACAAGTCAACTACGCGAGATGCCCACGCAACATCCTTTTTGTTCTTGTAAAGTCCATCAGAAATATTTTCTGGCTGTAGTATTAGCCAATCAAGAAATTCCTGATTTTCCTTTAGTTCAAAAAAGTCTGGGTGCTTAACTAGCAATTCCTGTTCAGCGACCTGTTCTCTTGCTTTTGACTCATTCTCCTGTAGATACTCGATTTGCTTTTCAAGTTCATTAACACGAGAACCTGCTTCAAGTTGCGAGACAGATTGCATTACACTAAAGATTTCAGGATACTCATCTCTGAATGTTTCCAGTTCCTCTTGAGTTTTAGGAAGTTCAGCAGGAACACGCTGTTGTGCTGCAAACTTCGCTTCCGCTAACTGTTGTTCCTGTTTCCATTCATTTTGTTTGGTGTCATGATATCGCTTTAGATCGCTATATCGCTTCTTCCAATCATGTTCCTGTTCTTCATTTTGGATGAGGCTAGAAGTATCCTTGTTTACGCCTTGTACATCGGCAAGATCAAGAGATTCTGCTTCATCGTCATCAATTGCTAAGTCTTTTCGATAAGCATTTTGATATGGGGTAGCCTCGGTATCTTCCTTGTTAATTAAAGTTGTTTCACTCATTTATACCTCCATACGGGGCCAATTATAGAATTGGGTATCCGTCTTCTTAGGTGTTATTTGTCAGAGCCGATAAATCGGGTGGCTGACCTTCTTGTCAAGCGGATACAAATCCGCCTTCCATCTTTTTTGGTTTCTCCTTTGGAATAGGAGGATAAACATATTCCCTTACTTCCTCTAAAGTTTTTAAAGTACCGGGAATACTTTTCTTCGATAATTCTATTCCTTCTTCTATCCATTCAGGATTTTTCATATAATAGTCTTTATCTGCTTTTGTATTTTCAAATTTTATTACTGCCTTTACTAAAGCAGGTAAATCTTTTTCTGTAACCGTTGTAACCGTTTTATTCTTATTTTTATTTTTTATTTCACTTTGTATGAAATTAATATAGTTTTGTGTTTTATTTTCATTTTTAGGAGCATATCGTGTAATAATTTCTCTTAAATTTCCTTTTTTATTTCCTATCTTTGTTTTTAAATCTCTTGCTAAAGCACGAATACCTAAAACAGGATGACTAAATACAGCAAAAGAACTTTTTCCTTTTTCTCTTTCTCTTTTTGTAGCATAACGTCCTACGGTTCCTGCCCAATCAAATCTAGCTTCTACATTACCGGGATTATTTGTATAAAAAGGATCAAGAACATTTGATTCTTTTGGACTAATTGGTTTCCATCGTGGAATAGGAGCTACGCTTCCCCCGACATCATACTTTTTTTTTGAGCCAACTCCACCGGGTTGCATGAAGCCACCAGCAGAAGGGGTAATACCAGTAAGAGGCTGGTTCGGCTGTTGTTGCGGCAATTTAGGTCGTGCAACATTCTGTCTTCCTCTTGGTTGTGCAACAGCAGCTACTTTTTTCCGTTTAGGTGCTTGTGCTGTCTTTTGTTGTGATTTACCAAAAACACCTTGTAATGCATTTAAAGTTTGAAAAAGAGGAACAGATACATCTGATTGAACTCCCCCGCCTGTTGCAAACCCCTGTGGCATAGGTGCAGCCATTTCCTGTTGCATGGGCGCTGCTTCTTCTTGAGGCATAAAGCCCTGTGGCTCCTGTGGCATTTCCTGACCACCGGCCTCTGTTTCTTCTGCCTGTTGCCGCTCAAACTCATCGATTCCACGCTTATTAATCTTCTCTAAGCGGTCCCGTCCAATAATCCGTACAAGCGCAGGAGGAATGATGTACTCGCCTTCGGATACGCGAATTTCAATGTCTTCTTCCTGTCCTGCATCTGGAGAAACAAGTCCCTCCTGTTGCTTTTGCTCCATATAGAATTTCTTAGCATCTTTAACCAGTTTTTCGATATCTTTGATACCTGCCAATTCTACAGCATACGAATTTAATACAAAGGAGCCTTCGGGAACATTGGCTTCTACATTATCTCCACCCATATCTCCATTTTGTGCAGCGTCAACTTGATCAACAGCGGCTTCTTCTGGTGAGCCTACAAAGCCCATATCGTCTTCTGGAAGCGGAGGTCCGTCTACTGGAACAGGCGCTTCCTCTGGAGGAACAAATCCACCATCTTGATATCTGTGACGTTGTTCATCCATATACGAATAATTATCTAGTTCAGGCTCTTTTCCTTCTTGAATACGCATAACTGCATCGTAGTCGCCTCTATCAAGAGCTTTAGAAATTGCTACGTCTTTTTTAATTTGGTCTTCAGAACGATTTAATCCTAATGCTCTACCAAATGCGGGTTCCTCTCCACGGAATTGACCACCGGGAACTTCATCATACTCTTCATAGGCAGGTGAGTATTTATGGTCGTATTGACCACCGGGAACTTCATCATACTCTTCGTAGGCAGGTGAGTATTTATGGTCGTATTGACCACCGGGAGCTTCCTGATCCTCTTCATGGGCAAGTCTTGCATTTTCTTCGTAACGAGAGAGTTCAGCAAAATCATCATTGGACATACTTGATACAAAACCTGAAGAATCTTCGAAAGCAGGACTTTCATTCCGATCTTTAATAAATTGTTTAAATTCTTGTGAATTTTCTGGATGTTCAGTACTTCCCGCTGCGGAGACTAAAGGACCAGAAGATAATGTTCTTGGTACCCTTCTTTCATTAAGAGGTTCAACAGGATTTCTTTCTGCTACATTGACAAGAGGCACCATATTTGGATTTTCAATTAAAGGCGCAGGAGGAGCAGCTTGAGTTATCTGTCTACTTTTCAAAACTTCATTCATAAACGGAGTATATGAAGAAAGTTCATTCGGAAATGCATCAAAAAGAGAGGGATGCTTTAAAACATAGTCTTGAAAGTCTGGATTATTAAAATTATTTTGAAGATGCTCTATTCTTTTAGTATTAACGTCAAAGAAACCTTCCCCCTGTTCATAATTTTCCGTTCCCGGTATACTGGAAAGTATTTTATGTGCTTTTAAAGTACTTTCATCCATATACCAATCTTCAGGATTTATAGCGATATGCTGTAATGATTCTACTAATGTAGCCATATCTTATACTCCTACCATTAATGGGTCTTCGTTATAATAATTTCCCGGCTTGATGTATTCAATACCGTGTTCATCTGTTACCACTTTTAATTTTTCTAAATCTACCAGCTTCTTAATAAGCCCATCTTTAAATTCGCGGGTATTACTACTAATACCATAATCTCTATGTTCTTCAGGAACGCTCATTTGTTTCAGTACATAATCCATTTCTTCTTCCATACGAGCACTTGGTGTCGTACTAATACCTCGCTGTTTAATAAGTTCCGCAGTATTTCCTTGAAGCGGAGCATCGCCTCTATTACTTGCTACAAATTCAAGAATTTCCCTGCCTCTTGGATCATCTGCTGATATTTCTTTTAATACTGCATGGTCTGGCCGTTGATCACGTAGAAGCGGACTTGTGTATCCCGGAGCACCGGGAGCAAAAAACGGAGCATACTCCAAAACTTGATTATAACCAAATTCATCAATTGCTGCTTGTATGCCATGTTTTTGAGCTACGGATTTTGTCGCAGAAATTTGATCAAATCTTGCCTCTGCTTCGGCTGCTAATGTACCGGGGTCTTTTTGTGAAGACATCTTCAGCGCCATTATTCCACCAAGAGCTATTGCTGCCGGTGCGAATGCTGCCATCATTGCTCCTGCACCTGCTGGTGCTGCTGTCGCTCCTGCAAGTGCGCCGCCCATAGAAGGAATAGAAATAGTAGTTCCACCTATAGCCCCTGTTAATCCCGGTACGGCAGATAAAGCAGCAGTACTTGTAGCAGCGCCGGGAAACATAGAAGTAAAATTAGTAGCAAACTGTGCTGCTCCTTGTGTTATCGGTCCTTGAAGTTGGGCCAATTCTTGTCCTGCTGTTGGGCTAATATTAAGAGCTTCTGCGAAGTTTGTCGGCGCAACTGATGAATCTCCTAGATTAAAAAAATTCTGTACGCCTTCGGGCAGACTTGTAAGATCAAAACCCTCTGGAAGAAGCTTGTCAAGAATGCTCCCGTCGCCGGTAAGCCCTGTTAAATCACCTATTTTTGATAATCCTGAAAGAATGTTTTCTGGTGAAAGTATGCCACCACCGCCATTTTCTTTTTGTCCAGCAGCACCAAGAGCCGCTGCAAGTGCTGCCGCACCTCCTCCTAAAGCTAATGTACTTCCGTCAATACCGAATCCTCCTCCTCCGCTTGATGGAGAAAGAGAGGGGACCGTAGAAGTAGCGGGTTGTCCCGGTCCAGACGGCGCAAGAAAACCTCCACCAGTTGTAGGAACTTGAGGAACTCCAAAGGTTTGCGTATGTGTCGGTACTTTTGGAACCTCAAATGTTCGTGCAACTTCTGGAAGGGCTACTTGCGGAGCTTGTACAAAACCAGTAGAATTAACCATTATTTATTCTTCACTTTCTATTGCCGCTTTCGCATTTGTTTTAAGATTGAGGAGGGTTTCCAGTAAAGCCGCTCTCCCCTGCAACCGGCGCACTTCCAACTCCGATATTTCCACCGCCAACGCCCGACTCGTCCATTGGATTTGCTCCAACAGGAACTCCTCCAGCGCCGTCCACGCCTCCCTGTTGCTGACCAGCGGGGCCACCCTGCGCGCCTGTTCCTTGAGCATTAGTAAGTCCTCTCAATATATCTGCAAATACGGCTGCTTCATTCATATCATTTACAAGCAAATCAGGATCAATATCCTGTGCTATAGCAAGTTCCTTTATCAAATTCGGAATCTTGATAAACGGAGCAAGTGCCGGATTAGCAACTGTTTGTAGTAGGGTCAATAATCGCTGTGACCTGATTTCCTTTTGCATCACAGCAGCAGTTCCTTTTGGTTTAATTTCTAAGTCTCCCATAATATCGGGATGTTCCTCGTTGAACTGCATGTTCCACTGAAAATACCCCTCACCCATCGGTTTAAGAAGGTAATCATCAATGTTTTTGATTGCTGTCTTAATACTTAGCCCTGCTGAACTCATTAGCATAGAAAGCCCAGCAGCGGTACGTCCAGTACCAGATACGCCTGTCTGACCGTGGATGATGGACGGAATACCCGTCTCTTCATCAGCCAATTGACGCGATACTTGATACATCTGGATATTTTCGGGCGCTGTATTGGGGAACTTCAAACCGTGAACAGCGGTTCCTGTTACACCACTCTGCCGCCTGAATATCTTACCGGGATAAATTTCCATAGATTGTCCCGGTACAAGCGAAGTCTCATCTACGTCAAAGACCATATTACCAGCAAGAACAAGATTATCAATAGCCATACGCATATGACCATTCATAAGCATCTGGGCATCTTCCATATTCTCAGCTACGCCGATACCGAAGAAATTATACGGATTAATCTCATACGGAACAGCTTGATACGGAATACGTGCTGGCGTAAACGGATTGATAACTGCACGTAGAATCTGGTTGCCGCAAATCCAGATATTGGTATGAAGCGAATCTAAGTTGTCCTGTCCTTCTGGTAATTCCAAACCAAGCTGTTCAGCAAGATTTTTATCCAGATATCCCCAGTACTCAAGAACTTCGTACCTACTTTTATGCGCCGTATCGAAGTCATCTTCATCTCTAATGCTCGATTCGTACCCACGCTCAACATAGTTCGGCCCCATATCAAGACACTGATTAATAGCATCCAGATCAAAATGTGGTTTATTACGCAATGCGCGAAGTTGCTCACGATTCATCTTATGTCGCTCAATAACGTAATCACAATCTTCAATAGAAGTTGCGGCTGGATCAGGATAGAAATCCCAGCACGATACGCCGGAAATTATGGGGATGTTCTTTTGGTACGGAGCATACGTTCGTGCACCTTCCGCGCCAACTTCCCATGCCTGTATCTCTTTAAAGTTACTAAACGGACCCTTTACGATACCACAGCCAAGAAGACAGCACTCAAAAATTGCATGCCGTAGTATCTTCACTGCTTCTGCATTGATTAGCTGATCATGAATAACCTTTTCTAGTTTGAGCGCAGATTCACGGGCTGGCTCAATCTGTGGTTCACCCATCTTTGCTGGTCCCGGTTTAAGAGACTGCGATTCCCCATATTTTTCCTCTAGACCAGCCAAGAAGGCACTAGGCTCTTCTTCCTGTTGCTGACCCAGCGGGTTTTGCGAAAGATGTGCAAACTCAGCTATGCCCTCTGGAAGAGGCGTAGATTCTACAACAAGCGGAAATTTCTTATTGGAAAACAAAATATCAGCAATCTGTCCGTATGCTGCCAATACTTTTACCTTTGTAATCTTTACAAAGACCTTGCTTTTTTCCGTTGATGTATACGCCGTAGTACCGTCAAGAACACCACGATAATTTTTATACGCTTTTTGCCACCGAAGTTCGGATTCGTATCGTCCGTTTTCTGCTTCGGTAAACTTTGCTTTGATGTGTCCTACCGCATACGGTATATCTTCAGAATCTATCGTTCCAGACTGATCGCCTTCGACGTTATTATTCTCAACCATGTGCTTTATTTAGCCCATTTCACCCTGTTTGATAGTCCTTTGATTCATCGACATGGTGGTATGTACAGACCCTTTAGTGGAGGGGTATGCAACTGAACTAGCAAACGGCTTTGGATTGTCCGTCTCACCAAGAAGACGCTTCTCCATTTTTTCACGATACAAAGAACTTTCGTTTGCATCGCTCATACGTCCCGCTTTAGTTTGTTTTTCAAAATCAGACTTACCGGGATAACGATAATTAGATGGCATATTTTTTCTCCTTTTTATACGTTTAGTTTTAGTTATAGGGTAACAAACCCGCCTTTAGACATGAGGAAATCTTCCCACGGTTTCTTCCTCCGCATTATTCTCTTCCCTCCTCCACCTGTTATTTTTTTAGTACCGGGACCGGCAAGACTGCGCCCCCCTACTTCAGTACGTGGTTGTTCTGGTGTAGGAAGCCCTGTTCTTGCGCTTCTTAATGAAGGTATTTTAGGTGTAGGTTCTGCTGCTGGCTTCATTGGCTGCTGAACATTTTTAGGATCAGGAAGAGATGGCGACCCCTTCTGAGGTTGCCCTAAAATAAATTTTCGCCTAGACAAATCAGTTTCCGCAGACTGTGCTGCCGGTTTAGGACGAAGACGGTCAGCCTGTGCTTTTCTTTTTTCTGCTGCTTTTTCTTGCAATCGGGCCTTCATCTCCTGTGGAGTATGTACTTTAGTTGCTTGTTCTGGTAAGGGAACCTCCTGTTCGGGTGGAGGTGCTATTTGTTCCGCTTTAGAAAGAACGTCATCAACTTCTTTACTTTGATCTGGTGAAACCAACTTAGGAGATTCTATATTAGATATTAGAGACATATCTTCTAAAAAGGCGTGAGGCCGTCCTTTTTCTACCTTTTCAAGTATTTTTGGTAGAAGTTCTTCAAAATTAGGGTCTACCGCATATTTATGTTTTAATACATAATACTTAGTAGTTTTCCTATATCTTGTACCCCCGTGCCAATAATTTCCAATTTTTACCTTTTGAGTTACCTTTTTTACTCTTATAGGAATTTTAGGCCCGGTTCCTTGAAATGCTCGTAATTCTTGTTGTTGTAAATGTGTTTTTTCACCATCCTTCGATCCTGACGGAAAATACTCGCTGGCAAGACCTTTGAATCTATAGTCATGCACCCATCCCCAGTCCTTTTTTATCCTTGCATTTTCTTTTTTAGCCCATTCTCTTTGTTTCTTTAATTTTTTTACTGCTTTATCTACATAATTTTCAAACTGTTCTTTTGTGATTTTTGGTATTTTTCTTCTTGTACCATCAGGATACAGCCAAAACCCTTCATTCTTTGGGTCTAAACGCCCATAAACCCTTACACCAGCGGGGTGGTTTTCATATTCATCTGCAAACTTTCTTGCGAATCCACCGATCTTGACTTTTTCTTGTTCATTAAGTGTCCCCGCTTCAAAATTTTTCCGTATATTCTCTTCCCAATAAGGACTTCCTTCACCACGATAGTCCTCTTCGCCTTCTCCTATACGTGTCGGAAAATTGCCCTTCCACTCTGTCCAGCCTTTATATTCAGATTCTAAATCTTGAGGAGTAATAGGCTTCTTTGCTTTATCTTCATTAAAACGATAATACGATGATACACTATCTTCAACCCACTCAGAACTTTTTATTTTAAGAAGTCCTTGCTCTAACAGCCAGTGTTGCATTAAAAAATCTCCACCGCCATTTCCTGAAAAATCTTCAGCAGGTGAAAGTTCGCTACTAGACCATTTAAGAGTATTTTTTAAAAAATTGTGCATATTTAAATAAGAAGTAGAATGTTGTCCTTCTAGTGGAGAAGGGTGCATAGAATAAATTTCATTCCCCTTATTTACATTTTCTATCAGATTAAAAATTGCCTGAAATTTAATAAATTTTACTTTTCTATTTTGCTGTCTAGCTTTACCTATTTCTCTATTTTTCCTTTCTTCACCAATAGGTCTTCCTAACTTTTTAGGAAGGCTCTTTTCCCCTTTATCTGTTAAAAGCTCTGTAGAAGAAGACTTATCAAATAATTTTTTATACTCCTGCTTCAAATGAGATTCTGTTACAGTCGAAGGTTCTGTCCATTTATCCAACTGTGTAGGTCGTTTACGTGGATCATTTTGCCTGTTGTCTAAAAAGGTGTAACCGTCATCTGTACTAAGCCACAGCTTACCACCATGTTCTTGTAACCATATTTTTCCTAGTGGCGAATCAAGAAAGCCCTTATTTTCAGGAGTATCAGGAAGCCCCTTTTCAGCCTGTTCTCTTAAAAATTCTCTTCCAGAAGAACCGTCTAACCAAGAAAAAAATTCTCTTATTTTAATCTGTTCCTCATCAGTATATTTTATAAGAGGGTCTTGTCTTATATCCTGTTGGGCTTTCTCCCATCGATTACGCAAACTTTTCCTTATAAAGGGATTTTCATGATATGGAGGTTTATTTGCCATAATACTTAATATCCAAAAGTAGCATCTGTAAGTTCTGGTGGCCTAGTATACATATTCTTAAAGATAGCCGCCTGTGGTGTAGAAATTTGGCGTGTCATACACATATACCGTAGTGCATCATACGCATGATCGTCTGCCTTTGTATCAACGTCTTCGCTATTGGTCTTAGATAGCGGCAACGTAGGAAGAGTTCGTACTAGATTTGTACACGTAGAGAAAATACGTAGCCGTGGTTCCCCATATTCATTCATTGCAAGACGCCTGTGTACTTCAATTTTACCAGAAAGCCTATTAGAATCGGACGGAATCCACCTTACTCCTGATCGTATCATGGTTTCCGCTATAGACGGGCCTAATCCTGTACGATTCCAGCACGATTTATCAAGAACAGATAGCGACATTTGACCGTCAGTTCGCTCCATTTCTCGAATTAGCGTAGCAAGTGCTTCTCCTGTATGTCCCTTAATATATAGTTCTCGGTATATCCAAAGATTCCCGTCCCAATCAATTGCGCCCCAAAGAATACAACTAGGAGAACTATATCCATAATCACCAGCCCTTATCTTAGCCCATCCTTCAGGAACTTCGAAGGGCTGAACTACGTGGACCGATCTGTTAAATTCAGTAAATGCAGCCCCTTCTGCTACATCCCAATCGCCCTCTAAAAGGCGTTTCCGCTCAACCTCTGGAAGCGAATACAACATCGCTTCGTATTCGCCCGTTTTCATGAGATACGGATTATCCGTTAAACGGGCCGGAATAAATTTACGCTGAAACAGCGGTTTTCCAGAACTAGGATGATTTCGCCCGTACACAAGAGTTTTTTCCGTATCGATGTCAGTGGCCCAGAACGGAGTATTGGGGGGTTCTGGATCGATAAACATCTTTTTAATCCACCAGCCCCCTACTCCACCGGGATTGGCAGTTGCTCTCATGTACGTTTCAATCGTTTCATCCGCCGTGCGAAGGCGTGAGCGAAGATAATTCCACACATACGGCGAAGGATAGTGGCCTAGTTCGTCAATGCCAATCCACGTAAACGATTGACCCTGATAGCGGTATACATCGTCATCTTTATCTACGTAACTGAAAAGTGCAGTCGCTCCACTGGGAAACTCCCACGTTTTTGTAGATTCCTTGAACTTCGCTTTGGGAAAAGCATGAAAATACAGCTTTTTGCTTTGATCGATTAGCTCTGTTAATTCTGCAAGCGTTCGACGTAGCAGCAAGGCTCTGTGGTTACGGTTATTTGCGTACCTAAGAAGATCAACAAGCATTGCGTAGCTTTTGCCACCACCCGCTGCACCTCCATAGAGTACTTCTTTTTCTGGGGCCGCAAGAAAGTCTGTTTGTGGCCCAGTATTGGGAGCAAATACAAGCTCCTGATCGTCCTCAAGAAACTTTTCCACCTCTGTATTGGTGGTAACTCCTCCACTTTGTATCACATTTATCAGTTCTTTGTTATTTTTTATCTTTTCTCGTTTATTTGCTGACTTTTGTTCCTGTTTTTTAAGATCGCGCTGATGAGTGCGAAGGCGTTTCCGTACTTTGCGGGTTTCCTGTTCCTTGCGTGAAACGTGGTAGTTGCCCTGTTCTCCCGGCTTTAACTTAGGACGGGCCATTTAGAACCGCGCTGCACGTACACCGCCGCCACTGGAATATTTCTTTACGGAGCCGCCTTTGGCTTTTCCCGAAGTTCTCTTAGAAAGTTGATTAGGAGAAGTGACTGCTGCCGTTGCTGCCAGTGCAGCCCCGGTGCCATGAGCTATAACAGCTTTTTTAGATGTCTTATTCTTAGCAGGTTTCTTAGATATCTTATTCTTAGAAACTTTAGCGCCGGGATGCGCCTTTCGGTAAAGCTCAAGTAATTTTTTATCAGAAACTTTACCCGCTTTTCCTTTCCAGTCTTTAGGGAGCTTTTCAGCTAATTTAAGTACTTCATCTTTCGTAAGTTTAGATGTCTTACTCGCTTTTTTTTCAGCTTTATATAATTTATATAATTTTGCCATGTCTTTTACAGACGAACCTATCATACCCGCCGAAAGACCCGTACCGGCTAATTGATAAGCGAATCCTTCTGCTTCGCTCGTTCCAGTACGAGTTGAGCCTCCCTTCGGAATACCAGAAATACGAGCTTCTGTTTTTGCTAGTTCTAATGCTCTTTGTTTTTTATTTGCCATCTTAATAATTCCATGTCTTTTTAGCTGTTTTCTTTTTAGCTGTTTTCTTTTTAGCAGATACAGTGCCGCCTCTATTTTTAGCAAACTTCTTGCTAATACGCCCTGCTGTTGATCCACTTTCGTCTGTTTCAACAGTACGTTTAAATTTTCTACCTTTTAAATAGGGAATTGCCTTTGTAATTCGAGGATCATCTTCTACCCCTTTTGATACACTTTTCTTTGCTCTATGCATTTGCATATCACTCATAGTTCCCGGAGATTGTTTCCCCTTTTCATAAAGATATTTATGTTTATCTCTGATATTCAATATATTAAAAATTTCATCCGCATCTTTCATAGATACATTGGTAAAAGGGGCGCGGTCTTTATTAGATACGGCTCTGCCACCCCTTTTTGCGTCTGCATTGGATACGGCTCTGCCACCCCTTTTTGCGTCTGCATTGGATACGGCTCTGCCACCTCTTTTTGCGTCTGCATTGGATACGGCTCTGCCACCCTTCTTCTTCTTCTTTTTCGGAACAATCTTAATACCCATACCTTATATCCCCTCTACGGTTATTTCTTTCATTGGTTGCTTCGCAGGAAGGAAAACGATGCCGTGTACAATTTCACCTGTATGTTCGATTTCCTGCTTCTTAGAAATACCGATCCTATCAAGGATATCACCAGCAGCCTTTAGGCGTGTGTCCATTTGCGAAGATGGAAGTGTGCCATCGTGATCAAGCGCCTCAGTAATGCGCGTAACCGCTTTAACGGAGGAGCTTACAAGATGGTTTCGTGAATATTCAATAATTTCATTTTTAAGGGAACGTACCAACCAACCACGAGACTTTGAAGAGTACCCTGCAACTTCAATCGCATTGAGTACATCTCCACCGTTTATGCATAGGTTATCAAGAAAAATTTTTTGTTTTTCGGTAAGTTCACGCTTCTTGGCTGGTACGCTCATAGCATTGCTTTCAAATTTACAAAGTATGTATGAAAAAGGAAGATAAGGTGCGGGTGAATATCCGTAACTTCTCTGTTTATATCTGTGAGTATGATGAGGAAGTGGATATTATTCCGCTTACCGTGACACGACAAGTATTCGCTTAATCCTTCCCTTACTTATCTATTATAGGGTCAAAATACGGATTTGTCAAGTCTTTTTTTTAAAAAAATAGAAAAAAATAAAAATAGAAAATTAAGTACTTGAAAACATTGGGTAAATAAGCACGATGTAAGTTTTGTGCATGTTAGGTAGGAAGACAATAAAATTACACTATTGGCGTAAAAGTTACATCGTGTCGAATCTGTTAATAATTTCAACGGGTTATATTTCAAAAACAGAGCAATTAAAAAAAAAATAAAAAAAGACTTGACAAATCGTGAATTTACCCCTATAATAAGTACTTATAGGTACGGGGGGTGCATACCCCCTCTATATAGAATGAGCGAACTTGGAAGAATAAGCGAATACTCATGAATATATAGCATGAGCGAATCTGAATAGGGGTGAGCGAATCCAGATGATGGTTCGTTCATTTTTTTTTTTTTTGTATGTGTGCACATAACATGCATACGGTTTAAAAATACAAATTTTCTCGCGGTATTGCATATATTCATATACGGGGGGGCGGGTGGACCATGCCCCGTAACCTATTGATTTATATATCTTTTTTATGTTGCAAATATGCATCACCTTGGTTCAAAAGTAACCCGATAATATAGATTTTGGAAAGTCCGGCGGCCCTTATAATCTGCCAAATACTGATCCCATAATCTCCCCTCTAAATCCGCTCATAAGGGGGCCCCCCTGTATCCTCTTATCATGTCACGTGCACCCGCGCACGCACGTGCGAACCTGTCCAACAAAATAACGCCAGCACCGGACTATCCCAGATGCTGGCGCTATGTTGTCGGTTAGACTACGAGGTGATCAGCCGGTCTGTCTGGCTGTATGCGGTATCGATCCACTTTGATGTACGCACCTCGATGACGCCATTGTCCTTGACGTGGAATGCCTCCGCAGAAGAATGCGCCAAGCGCACAAACGTCCTTGCTAGTTTGTAGTCATTGGCATCGATGGCACGTTGCGCCTTGCCAATCCACTCCCGAAAGCATGTAACTTGTGCTGGTTCGTCTACTTTGTGAGGTGCCATGAAGTCACTTAGTGTGTCAATATTGTGTGTTGCATCTTCCTGTAGCATATCAAGTTTCCTTTTGTTTGTTTGTGGTTCGCCCATTATCGATGGATATGGACATTCTGTCAATCATCCGCCGCCGGGTTGCCGAATACATCATCTTGGCACGGTTCGCACATTCTGCTGATATTGTATTCTTCCCGGCTAAGTTCATCGCGGAATACCAGTTCGCCCGTCTTATCGCGCAATGGTGCCTTGGCGCAAACCGGACACCGGCCAGACATGATCAGTTTCATTTCCTCTGGAAAGATTGCGTTCATAATGTCTCTGTTCATAGCGATTTTCCTCTTTTCAGCGTTTCAGATGTACCCACCCTAAACAGGAAGCGGCGACGATGCAATACCAAATACATCGCCGCCGCCATCATCCCCGCTGGACTATCCAGCCAATAGCGCGAACCTTTCGAATATCTCGCTATAAAGTTCCTTCCGCTCCCGTTCCCGGTGCCATCGTTTGCAATGTCCTTCATGTTTGTACCAATACGATGTATGGACATATTTATCGCCCATCCTGTTATATCGATACTGATTGAAGAACCAGATCCGGTTGCCATCCGGTAAGCGGATTTGCTCCGGTTCCGAATACGCAACGGCGGGGTCGTTCACGTCTGTTTCGTTCATCTTCATGTTCATCTCTCTCTTTCGTTTGGTTTACAATATGTAGGATAGTACGATAACCGCGACTGCAATGATGCACAGCCGATACACAAACAATACAAAGCCCTCCATTGCCTACGCCACAAGTTCAGCGGCGGCGATGGTGGCCCGACTTTTGATGTCATTCTGGCCGGAATACAATGCACGGTCCAGCCGGTGATCATCAGAAGCGTAGGAGCGCATTGGCGCGTGATCTGCAATATACGTCACGACATTGTACGCACCCCACAATGTACCCTCTGCCTTTTCCCAGCCGGGATTGACGGCGTTATCATTAGACGGCGCATCGATCTGGTTCAATAAGCGGCCTGCTTCATCCTCCGCACCCCGCCGCATTGCGTCGATTACTTCCTGATTGCGCCGTTGTTGTTCACGCACCGGTTCCTGCTTTTCGTTGCGTGGATCAGAACCGTGATAAAGCGCAATAGCACGGCGAACAGTCGCGCTATCAATCAATCGCCCAGCATCGTCGGACTTTGGCTGCTGTTTGTATACAGTACGGAAATAATCCACCACTGCTTCACCATCCAGCCGCCGCGCCATCATTGCCTTGCACAGCGTCTCGTAATCTACTGACTGCATACGGACCAAGTCCAGCGCAACGCGCATCAGATCGGCATCGAATAGCGCCCGGTGATTATCTCGCACCATGTCACCCGCGCTCGATGTTGCCAAGCGCAACGTATTAGCGCAGACCACACGGATCGGCGTGTAGAATGCTGTATTCGCATTCACGCCAGAATGATCGATGGTATACGTTAAAAAGTTCGCCACTTGATCATCCTGCCCTACGTCGAAGCCGGTGCCCAGACGGCACAGGAACCATACTTTACGACCACTGAACAGCGACCCCGCCGTCTCCAGCGTAAATTCGCCACTATCAATGAACGGCTGCAATACATCAACGGCGGATGCATTGTCGCGTACGTTGTACCCATCGTCTGTGACCGGATGCACCGAAAGCTGTGCACCATCGTTGGAGCGGATTAAATGAAACTCATTTTCGATATACTGTCCCGGCGTAAACGGGTGGTCATCGCCATACATCAAAGATACCTTCTGGACTTCCCAATCAAGCCCCGCCTTTTCCATGAATGCTGGCATGTCCCGCAATGCTGGATCATCCGCGCCAATCTCTACGCCTAAACCGTGCCACGGCACTTCGCCGGTCCACGCCATCGTCTCAACTGCGTCTACCATAATCTCTTTCACTTCCATGTTGTTTTCAAAGGTTCACTCGTTACAAGGCTTCACAGCATACAGGACGCATCAAAGCGGTCAAGCACTAAAACGCGCCGCCGCCGCTTTTATATCATCAAGGACGAACGCGCCGCCGCGCCGCTTTGCCGGTCCTTTAGCCAATAGCGATACAATACAGCTATCGGGATCTGTAAATCTCAAATCATCCTCGTCGCCGCTCACGACCCGCCGCCCCCAAAGCACGGAACCGGGAGGTGGCGCGGTCCTGAACGGTATAGCAATATTATGAGTAGAGGCTAACAAAATTTCCAATTGTTCCTTTGTTGTATTTTCTGATAACGAATATGTTAAATGCCAATTGCTAACAAAATTACCCATGATGCGGTTGAATGATTTTGTGTAATCATAGAACTGCAAATCCGTGTATTTTTTAGCGTATCGTTTACCTAATCCTAGATCGGTTGTCCCATCTAATCTGAAGCACGGTTGCATATTCATTTTCTTGCTAAACAATACGAACGATGATATGTCACCAGCTAACAAATTATGAAAGTCGCGCCTATTCTCAAAGAATAACTTTGTTTTACGGATGCGCGCATTTTGTGTACGCTTCATAGCACCGAACCCACTATAGAATAGACATACATCACGACAACCCGGCGAACTGTTAGGGCATGCATCATAACCACTAGTTGTATTTGGTGCACCGTACCAGATAGAAGTAAGGATGCCGCTCTTTTCCCCCTTCACTGTTTTAGCGTTATTATATGACAATATATTTCCGCTCCAATTTAACGTCATTATGTGGCTACCCTTTTTTTAATCCACCTTCCATTTTTGTCTATCCATTTAATCCAGTTTAATGTATTCCACATTGTAGTATGTACGGGAGGGACGGAGAATTGATAATCCCAATTAGGGTGGCCTAACTGTACTATATGAATCTTCATTTCAAGTGTTGGCGTATTTCCGCTCCAATTAGTCATGTTATGCATTCCTGTTGTTTGTTTAGTTTCACCATGCCTTATAATAACACAGTGAAAGGTGGCGTCAAGTCACAAAGTGTTACAGAGTGTTACAGCCGATCACATTTTCAGAAAAGGCTTGACATCACCAAAACAGCCATTATAATAGGACATACAGGCCGTAAGCAATCTTGCGTCTTGATGGAGTGATGGGCTAACAAAAAAAAGGATTGACTAACAAAAAGGGCCGTGCTAACAAAAGCAACATGCTAACAAAAAGGACAGGCTAACAAAATGAAAGAGCAAAGTAAGAAGCAACGGGTGCGCTACAACCCCATTGCAAAAGACTTGCGAACACCTAAATATAAGCAGCGGATCAAAAGGGCAAAGAGCAAATACGACGAGAATTATGACATAGACGAGGATTTAGAGGCATACTATGAAGACGCTAAAAAACCGGACAGTTGATAAGTTTAACGTGCTATGGCACAACAAAACTATCAAGAGCGTTTACGAAGGACGATGGGTTTGGTATCACACAATATTAGCGGTAGAGCTATTTGTTGTTATCCTCCTGTTGTTTTTAATTTTTCTTAAACTGTGATACATGGAGGAACAGATGAATAACGCGCACGATAATTTAAATATCATGACAACAAAAGAAATCTTAGAAAGAAATGTGTATGACCTTCAAGAGCAATTAAATAATGCTCACAAAAAAATAGTTAAACTACAGGAAGAAATAAACAAAAGGACTACGATAGTAAATGAAAATAGATAAAAGTATCCGTAAGCACGACGGTAACACAGTGACATGGAAAAGGCTTCATACGCCTTTACTTTATTTTGATACTATTGAAGAGTACAACAAAGTAAAACACAAAGACTATGTGGACGTACATACATGGGTTGCTGTGGATGTAGAGGACATGTGGAACATACAACTAACATATGAAAAAGGATAGGGAAAGATGCCTAGATACATAACTCGTAAAGTAACGAAGTTCTCTTTTGTCATGCCGGTATATGATAATGATGTATATTTAACTAACATAGTACCTGATACGGGTCCGCCTAGTGGAGAATGGCGAGAACTTATGATACCATGCGAAGATAGACACAGCGTAGGTTACAATGTGTATGGCTGGGACTATAAAAAACAAGTATGGCATATTATAGATACCGGTGGTTATTATGACGAGGCTAAAGAGATAGCCGATGAATACGACAAGAAGATGGTTAAGGAGTTGGGGATATACTGCGATGACATGGGAGATAAAAAGAGTTATGATGATATATAAGCTAGAGTTTGAAAGTACAGCTTATAGGGTGTAATTGCAATGCCTTGCACAAATGGCAGAGAAGGGCGTAATTGGTTTAGTACTGAACCAATTACAATCTTTGCTCTTGACTATCGATAGGCAGGATGGTAGTTGTACTTTCAATTCGGGAGAGACAAGAGTGGTGGCCCGACACCAGACACAGGCGATAGTCGCCGTGCCTAAAAATACTCTTGTCTCACTACTCTAATGAAGGGAGATCACGATGGGTAAAGTAAAAGGATGGCTGATGGAGATGGAGGAAGATGCTCTTATTATGCCACTAGATGAATGGATTAACAAACATGGAGAAACACAAAAACATGTTTATGTATCAGTAAACGGAGAAAGTAAAGAAGTTATTAACTTAGTATTAGGAGAGAATATAAATGAACATGAAGAAACTTTCTGAGAATGTTATAAATATAGAACACTCAATAACTCAATTCGAAAAAGGCAAGATATCTTATGATGATTGTCTTGACAGTCTTCTTTCCTTTGGGTATTCTTTCAAGGAGGCCGTGGTTATTCTTAGGAACACGGGCGTATCTGGAGATAGCAATTAGCGGAGAAAAACTATGGCACTGGTTCTTGATATAGAAACTGATTCGCTCAATGCTACTAAGATATGGGTAGTAGCAACAAAAGATACAAACACAAAGGAAATAAGAACATTTACAAATCCAACAAAATTTGCTGATTACATCAAGGACTACAAAAAATTTATAGGACACAACATCTTATCATTTGACGCCCCTATTCTAAATAAGCTGTGGGGTACAAATATAAAGGTGTCACAGATAACGGATACTCTTGTATTATCATATTTATTTAATCCTAACAGAAAGGGTGGACATTCCCTTAACAACCTGTCCAGCTTAGTAGGTAAGCGAAAAATAGAGTTCTCTGATTTCAGCGAATATTCAGAGACTATGCTTGAGTACTGCATCAACGATGTAGAGGTAACAGAAGCTATATACAAATACTTGATGATGTATGAACAGCCGGGATTTTCTAACACAAGTATATCCCTTGAACACAACATACGGCATATCATTAACAAACAGGAAAGGTACGGTTTTCTTCTTGATTTACAAAAAGCGTCTGAGTTGCTATACGAAATAAAAACAAGAAGCGAAGAAATAGAAAGCAACATACAATCCTTTTTCAAGCCAAAGGTTCGTGCAGTCAAGGACGTTGTAATTAAAAAGAAGAAGGACGGCAGTATTTCCAAAGTAGGGCTGTCCCACATTGAAGATATCAGTCAATCTGTGGGGAACCATACGCTTATCAGATATGAGGATTTTAACTTAGGTTCACCTAAACAAATTGTAGAGCGCATGAACGAATACGGATGGAAGCCAACAAGATTTACACCCAAAGGCGCACCAAAGGTATGCGAGGAGAACTTAGAGACATTATCGGATGCTGCGCCCAGTTCAGTGAAGAACCTTGTATTATGGAAAACTCTTGAAACACGCTGGAAGACTATAGAGAGTTGGCTTGACGCATCCAGCGCAGATGGGCGGGTACACGGTAAAGTATTTACGATGGGCGCGGTAACAGGCCGCATGACGCACTCTGAACCCAATATGGCTAACATCGTATCTTCTAACAAAATATACGGAAAAGAATCACGGCAATGTTTTATAGCGCCAACAAAAAGTGTTCTTGTAGATACTGATGCGTCTGGCCTTGAATTAAGGATGCTGGCGCACTACATGAATAACGATGCGTTCACTAACGAAGTTGTCAATGGTGATCCGCATACGGCTAACATGAATGCAGCGGGGTTGTCTACTCGTTCACAGGCAAAGACGTTCATATATGCTTTTCTGTATGGCGCAGGAGCGGAGAAGATTGGTTCCATTGTAGGTGGATCAGCGAAGACAGGATCGACACTGAAGAATAGGTTTCTAACAAATATGCCTGATCTTAAAAGATTACAGGAGCAGGTCATAAAGAAGGCATCGCAGTACGGATATGTCAACGGACTAGACGGGCGGCGTATCCACATTCGCTCTCCCCATGCTGGACTGAATACGCTGCTACAGGGTGCCGGTGCGATTGTGTGTAAGCAGTGGGCCATCGAAATGGACAGGCGCATTCGGGCGGAAAAACTTGAGGCCCAACTGGTATGCAGTGTACACGATCAATATATTTACGAAGTGGGTGAAAAAAGTCTTGACATCTTCAAAAAGGTATGCGAAGATGGTATCAAGCAAGCAGGGCAGCGGTTGAATTTACGTTGTCCACTAGCATGCGATGTAGGAGTAGGCAGCACATGGTATGATGCTGAACATTAACAAAACTTAAATAAGGAGATATAGTATGATTATACGAGGAACTTCAATGTGGGCGCGTGTTCTTGAAGGACAGCCCAACAATCTTTCCAACAAGTATCAGGTAGACGTATGTAATTTGTCTTCTGAGGTAGTGAAGCAGCTAGAAAGTTCTGGCGTTCCTATTAAGAATGATGAGGAGCGCGGCAGCTACGTTACTGCGAAGGCGGTACGTCCTCCAAGAGTTATGGATGCTTCGAAGCGTCTGTGGGACGATACTGTTATCGGTAACGGATCAACTATTAAGATTTCGGCCAAACCGTATGATTGGACTTACAAAGGAAAATCTGGGGTCAGTCTTGGTCTTAATCAACTGATGGTTGTTAATCTTGTTGAGTACGAAATGGAAGAACTGGACGCAGAGGAGTCAGACACGGAAGATGAAGTAATATAGTTTTAGAGTAACATACTGATGGTAGGGGTTAATCACAACTGGGGTTAACACTTGGAAAGGTGAGGGACGGGCCTTCCATAATTTACATTACAAGGAGATGCTACAATGAAGACTGTCGATACTCTTGTAAAAGATATCTATGAAATAATTGATTCAGGTATTGAAGTTCATGAAGATGACATGAAGTTCCTTCTTTCCTTTATTGAAAGAGAGGTGCATACCTTTTTCAGTAAGGAGGAGCGAGAAAAAAATAGAAAAGCTACTTTGCGTATGTCTAATATTGGAAAAGACAAACGTAAAATGTGGTACGACTTTCATGAGCCTATTGAGCAAGAATTAAAGCCCAATGAGCGAATTAAATTTTTCTATGGGCATCTGCTGGAGGGCTTCCTACTTTTTCTATGTAAGGCAGCTAACCATGATGTACGTGACATGCAGAAGGAGGTTTCCCTTAACGGTATCAAGGGTCACATTGATGCTGTCATCGATGATGTAGTAGTCGATGTTAAGACTTCTTCAAGCTACGGGTTCAAGAAGTTCTCTCGTGGTGAGCTTTTCTCGAATGATCCCTTCGGCTACATCTATCAGATATCGGGATACATGCAAGCGTTGGACATGGATGAAGGGGCCTTCCTTGCCATTGACAAGCAGTATGGCGATTTAGCCTTGCTATCTGTTGAAGATATGAGTACGCTTGATGCGTCTAAACGCATTGATGAGTTGCGTGAAATTATAGCCAAGAGTGAGCCGCCTGTTCGCTGCTATGAAGAACAGGTTGAAAATAACGGGAACAGGAAACTTCCGTCCGAATGCAGGTGGTGTCACCATAAGTATAATTGTTGGTCTGACTCCAATGATGGTACAGGAATAAGAACCTTCAAGTATTCGAATGGATACAGATACCTTACTCACGTTGAAAAGGAACCTCAAGTTGAAGAATTACTATGACCAGATATGTTAAGACCCATCAGCCCTGTGCCGATTGTGGAAGCAGCGATGCCGTAGCATATTATCAAGACGGCAATTCATACTGCTTTTCATGTGGGATTAAACACAGTAGTGCCGGTAATAGGACGCTACTAGACGTATCTATAAAGAAAGAGGTGAGCATGGAACTTGATATAGGTACATTAGAAGCCATGACCGATAGAGGTATTTCAAAAAGTACATGTAAGTTCTTTAACGTCACCAAAGGATCGCGGGAGTGGTATTTCCCGTATTACGATAGTGATCATGTGCGCGTAGCATACAAAAAGAGAGGAGTTGAAAGTAAGACCTTTTCCACTAAAGGAAAGTTTCCATCAGCTACGCTGTTTGGTCAATCACTTTTCAATAGTGGAAAGTTCATCACCATCACAGAGGGGGAAGTAGATGCCCTTTCAACCTTCCAGATGCTAGGAAGTAAGTGGCCGGTGATTTCTATAAAGTCAGGAGTAAAAAGCGCCGTAAAGGATGTCTCTGATAACTATGAGTATTTAAATAAGTTTGATACTATCAAGATATGCTTTGACAATGATGATGTTGGGCGCAAGGCGGCAAAGGAAGTCGCTGAACTACTTCTTCCCAAAGCAGAGATAGTCCACCTAAACAGAAAAGATGCTAATGAGTATCTTACCAGTAATGATGAAAAGGAGTTTCAGCGTCTTTGGTGGCATTCAGAGAAGTATACACCAGAGGGCATTATCTCCGGTGCTTCTCTGTGGGAGGATGTTAAGGCAGGGCCGACAGAAAGTGAGGTATCCTATCCGTACAAAGGTTTGAACAATCTGACATACGGAATACGTTGTGGTGAGCTTATCACTATTGCTGCTGGTTCCGGTCTTGGCAAGTCATCGTTTATGCGTGAAATAGCGTTCCACATTCTCAACGAAACAGAGCAGAACATTGGGCTTCTGTTTCTTGAGGAAAGCGTAACTAGAACAGCACAGGCGCTGATAGGTTTGGAAATGAATAAGCCTATACATCTGCCTAACTTTGAATATACTGAGGAGGAGCTAAAGAGTGCGTTTCAAAATACGCTCGAAAAGGACCGGGTGTTCTTCTTTGATCATTTTGGAAGTAACTCTATTGATAACATAATCTCTCGTGTGCGATACATGGTTCGTATACTGAAGTGTAAGTACATTTTTTTAGATCACGTCAGTATCCTTGTATCAGATCAGTCTAACATGGATGAGCGTAAAGCACTTGATGAGATTATGACTAAGTTGAGGACACTGGTACAGGAGCTAGATATATGTATGTTTGTAGCCTCGCATCTGAAGCGCGTTGATTACGGCCATGAGGAGGGCGGCAGAACCAAGCTCCATCAGCTTCGCGGATCAGGCTCCATAGGGCAGCTATCAGATATAGTCTTAGGGCTTGAGCGAGACGGTCAGGCAGCGGATTTACGGGAAAGGCATACGACCACAGTCAGAGTGATTAAGAACCGCTTCAGCGGCCTCACAGGCCCAGCAAATAATTTGTTGTATGGGCTTGACACAGGTAGGCTAACTGAGATACCCCTTAACCATGACGATGAACTGGACGCAGAGGCTTTTTGATATGTTAATATACCAGAAACGAGTGTTTCCAGAAGACTTGCAGATGAACCCGTCTGTGTATTATCTATTTTCCGATAATGATAATAGATCAGGACATCTACAGTTTAGACAGAACAGCAACTTTATAGGGATACGTGTTAAAAAGGATGAACACGCCTTCGATAATTCATATTGGTCTGATGCCACATATGATGCAAACGTCTTGAAGATAAAACACGACTTTAAGATAGTTAATTCTCTACTGCTGGAGCTTGCTCCTGTTGTTTATAGTAATGAAACATTCGATATCAATGTATCTGAGTATTTCAAGATAAGTCCTAAAACGTGGGCGTATATTGAAAAGTACATGCAAAATATTCAACTGCTATCTGAAAAAAAGATGTGAGGTCAAAATGAAAGAGGTAGAAGTAGACAGCGATATAGTCAAGATCGCTCATGAGAAAGCTAAGAAACTTGGCGTTGTAAGGAGGTCTATAACTAAAGGAGATGGGAATTTTGTAGGATTTATAGGCGAACATCTGGCACAAAGCGTATACGGTGGAGAATTAATTAATACATTCAAATACGACTTAGTGTTGCCAGATGGTCGCCGCCTTGACATAAAGACAAAACTAACAGGATATCTTCCAAAACCTGATTATGATTGTTCCGTTACTGATTTCCAAATAGATTATGATTGTGATGGATACATCTTTGTTCGTGTATTAAGCGACTATCAGAAAGGATGGGTACTGGGACACATTAGCAAGAAAGACTTCAAAGACAACAGCACCTATCATAAGAAGGGAGACAAAGAGGGCAACTTCATATTCAAGCATTCTTGTTATAACATTAAAATATCACAACTAGAGGAACTATGAAATACAGATCAAACCTTGAAAGGAATATAGCGAAGGCGCTTGAGGAAAGTAAGATCGTTTTTGAGTATGAAGCTCAAAGACTTTCCTACCAACCTAAAGTAAGGACGTACCTTCCTGATTTTTATATTCCTGATGATGACTTTTATATAGAGGGTAAGGGATACTTTCACGATTCTCAAGAGCGTACACGCCACCTTCTTATAAGGGAGCAGCTAGGAATTGACGTTAAGTTTGTATTCGGCAATTCTTCAAACAGGATAGGAAAAGGGTCGAAGATGACATATGCGAATTGGTGCGATAAGCACAATTTCGATTACTCAGATGAGCGCCCCTCTAAAAAGTGGTTCAGCAATAATAAAGGAAAAGGAAAGCGACATGGATAAAGAGGACGATACTAGTGTGCCGGAAAGACTTCAAGGTATATATGAATCTCTTCCAAATGATTCGATATCTATTATCATAAGTAGAAGGTCTGTAGATATAGATGAAGAACAGGAGGAGACAAAGAAATCATCCATAGAGAGAGTTGAAGTTAGTGTCATCGATAACCTGACTAAGGAAGCTCTTGAAGGGCCAGTATTCTATTTAACTCACGGCCTATTGGATATTATTGAAAACAGTTTTGATGACGTAGTAGAAATGGGGTACTGTAGAGCAATGTATCTTCTTTCTGAAAATGATTCAAATACGCTGAATGGCTCTGCGGATATCCTGAATTTCGCTGATTACAAAAAGACAAATGGAAAATAAAATGGATACTGAAATAAACAACCCTTCACATTATAACACTAATGTTGTTGAAACGATTGAGATTATACAGCACAGCATGTCCGCTGAAGAGTTTCACGGATACTTGAAGGGCAACATAATCAAGTACGTTTCAAGGCACAAGCACAAGCACCCAGCAGAACCATATAAGGACTTGTGTAAGGCGCGGTGGTATCTGGAGGCATTAATAGAAACATACGGCAATTTTACATTGGAGGGCGGGGATGCTTCTTAAAGAAATGCAGTATTCCTTTTGGTCTAAAAAAGTAGATCATTTTATCAGCATGTTTGAGTACGGAAGGGATACCCCAGAACAATTCACTAATAACATGGTATTGATGGGATTTACTGAAAAGGATATCAGACGCGCTCTTTTTGAGGAGGAAGAAGATGAATAAAAAATTTATTATTATAGCAGTAGCTGTTCCGCTTGTATTAATAAGTAGCGCAGCCAGCAGTGTTTATTTTTCCAGTGAGTGTAAATACAACCCGTTCACAGGAGCTTTTGTTGTTGATGGAAAGGAGTATGCTCACGGCACAATGAAAGATGCGTGGGCATGTGCGCTAGAGGGTGGATTACCTCAATCCGTTATCTCCAGATTAGGAAAGTATGGAGATAGGGATACACAGCTTGAGGCAGAGAAGATTATAAATAAGGACAGGGAGATTAGACAGAAGGGAGAGGGAAACAATGATGGGTAAAAGCGAAACGGTACAGGATAAGCTTAGAATTTTTCATCGTGCATTTAAGCATCCCATTGGGCTGGAGTACCCTAAACCTTCATCTGTTATTGATGGTGAAAAGAATCTACGAAAGAATCTTATTCAGGAAGAGTATAAGGAGTTGATAGATGCTATCAGTAATGATAAGAGTGATGATGTACTTAAAGAACTTTGTGATCTGGTTTATGTGTGCGTTGGGTTTGCTGTTACTTACGGTTGGGACTTTGATTCTGCATTCAACCGTGTACATACTTCAAACATGTCTAAGCTTGATGCAGACGGCAACCCAATATACAGAGAAGATGGCAAAGTCATTAAGTCTGATTGCTATCAACCACCGAATTTGAAAAGATTAGTATGAAGGAGAAGAAGATGGAACTGCCGAATAATCTTATAAATGAAATCTTGAACTATCTTGCGAAGCAGCCGTATAAAGAAGTTGCACATATCATCAATGGTATTTTACAGGCACAGACACAGGCACAAAACACACAAGAGGAGTTACCGTTAGATGAAGACTGATTATCAAGCGTTCATTCATCAATCTCGTTATAGTCGTTGGCTTGAGGAGGAAGGTCGCAGAGAGACATGGGAGGAGACGGTAACACGGCTGCTTGATTTTTATAAGTATTTCTTAGAGAAGAACCATGACTTCACGATGCCTAAAGAAGTATACACTGACCTGTATACAGCGATTGTGACCATGCAGGTGATGCCGTCCATGAGGGCAATGATGACGGCAGGACATGCACTGGAACGTAACCACATTGCTGCATACAATTGTAGTTATCTTCCTGTTGATAGTCCCAGATCATTTGATGAATGTCTGTATATCCTGATGCACGGCACGGGAGTAGGCTTTTCTGTTGAACGGCAATTCATAAATCAGTTGCCGTCCATTCCAGAGAATGTTGAATATAGCGAAACGTGCATAGTGGTACAGGACAGTAAGGAGGGATGGTTCAAAGCGTTCAAGGAGCTAATCAATCTTCTGTACGCCGGACAGATACCGAAGTGGGATATGTCTAAGGTGCGGCCACAGGGAGCAAAGTTAAAGACGTTTGGTGGTAGAGCCAGCGGCCCAGAACCGCTAAATGAATTATTTCAGCTAACCAGCAGTATGTTTAAGAATGCAAGCGGCAGGAAGCTAACCAGCTTGGAGTGCCACGACCTTATGTGCAAGATTGCTGATGTTGTTGTAGTTGGCGGCGTCCGTAGGTCTGCGCTGATCAGCCTGTCGAACCTATCTGATGATCGCATGCGGCATGCCAAGAGCGGCGATTGGTGGAACACTCATCCGCACCGCTCATTCGCTAATAATTCTGTATGCTACACAGACGTTTTGGATACAGGCTCATTCCTGCGAGAGTGGAGTGCACTGTATGCAAGTAAGTCTGGAGAGCGCGGTATATTTAATCGCAAAGCTGCACAGATACAGGCCGCTAGATATGGACGCCGGGACGCTGATACGGAATACGGAACTAACCCGTGCAGCGAGATCATACTGCGTCCTAAACAGTTCTGTAATTTGAGCGAAGTTGTAGTGCGCGCTGACGATACACCCAAAACACTACAGAAGAAAATAGAACTTGCTACAATTCTGGGTACGATCCAATCATGCTTCACTGATCTTAAAGGATTAGGTCGGCAGTGGATTAAGAATACAGAGGAGGAAAGGTTGTTAGGTGTTTCTCTTACCGGCATCTTGGATAATGCGATGTTGGCTAATCAAACGAAAGACGATCTTCCCGCGATACTGAGTAGTCTTAGGGTGAGCGCAGTTAATGTCAATAGCAAGTGGGCGGGTATGCTGAACATAGAACCGTCTGCTGCCATTACGTGCGTCAAGCCGTCCGGCACAGTCAGTCAGCTTGTCGATGCTGCCTCCGGTATTCATCCCCGACATTCGGAGTATTACATCAGAACAGTACGGGCCGATAAGAAAGACCCGCTCACTGAGTTCATGACTGATGCTGGTGTTCCTGTTGAGGACGATAATAAGAAACCTGAAACGACTGCTGTATTTTCGTTTCCCGTTAAAGCGCCTACGGGGGCCATCACTCGCCACAACTTATCTGCACTTGACCATCTTCGTATATGGCAAGTCTACGCAGAGTACTGGTGCGAACACAAACCCAGTATCACGGTGAGCGTCAGAGAGGAGGAGTGGTTGGAAGTAGGAGCATTCGTATTCAAACATTTCTCCACGATGTCTGGAGTCAGCTTCCTTCCAATGTCAGAACATATCTACGAACAGGCTCCGTATCAGGATTGTACTAAAATGGAGTACGCTGCACTGTTGAAGCGGATGCCCAGCAGCATAGATTGGAAGCGTCTTGGCGAATATGAGCGCGAAGATAACACGCACGGATCGCAAACTTTGAACTGCACGGGCGATTTCTGTGAGATTGTGGATTTGGTGTGATGAAATGGGCTGTTTTTAGCGTTTTCCATTTAATGGCCCATACAGGCCCGTACAGAGGAAAGTAAGGTTTCTGGACCCTTACCCTACGGAACTCCTTATATGCCTCTGTACGGCGCTTCTAAGAGGGAAAATTCGGTGCAGCGTATCACTTTTCTGTTTATTTACAATAAAAAGGAGTAATTACGCATGATTGATGAAAAATACACAAAGAAGATTGTGATCCGGTGGACAAGTTCTTTTTTACTTGTTTGTTCGCTCATCCTTGCTGGAAATAATATGAGCGCACTTAGTTTGATCGCATACACCGTAGGGCTATTTGGATGGTTTGTAGCTGCGATGATGAATGATGATAGGGCGCTCATGGTATTCACCACGGCGTTCTTTGTATCCGTAGCCAACGACATGATAAAAGTAATATTACAATAATAAAAAAGGAGAAGAACATCAGTAGAAAATTTGCAACACTGTTGAAGCTGCATATCGGCTTAGATAATGATGGGTTCATTCGAGTAAATAAAGATCAAGTTAATATTCACAAATTAAAGGAAGTGTTTGAAGAGGAGCTTCCTGATTATGATGATTCAAATATGATCTTGAGATATACAGAGCATGTACAAAAAAATATCGCCGCCCTTTTGGAGGACAGCGAAAAGATGTTTAATCTTAAAGATGTGTTTTAAGTAGACATCAGTTTAGATATGATCCAGATCACTGCGCTGCCTATTACACCAAGAACAGTGGCAGCACCGTATACCATCGTTCTGTCATGCTCTAGTCGGCTAATGCGCTTATTAGCGTCCTTCATTGTACTTTCGAAGCGTCTGTTCTCCTCTAAAAGGCTATCGACTTTGCTTTCCAGCCGTCCAAGTACACGGTAGATTTCTGTATTATCGCTCATCGACCATACTCAACACTCAATATGTTCATACTTCTTTTTGGATTAGGAATTAAAGGACGATTTGATCTTGCTATGCCTTTTCTTCTTTTAAGCTCACTTTCCATAGCTTGTGTTTCCATTCGTTTAAAAAGCATATCTCTTTTTTCGTCACTAAGTGATCCAGTAATAGAAAGATGTCTCCACTCCTCTGAATCTATCGCCTTGTATATTTCCGGTGCAGAAACTCCAATTAATTTACCTAGAACTTTAACGCCTTCCCTATAGCTTTTTATGTTACTGCCGGGAATAGTTCCAAAAGTTTCCATGACTAATCTAGGATTATCTGGGTTTGTGAGAAGTTCGTGCATCATGTGTACATACTGCATTCTGACATGACGAATCGTTGTCTCTCCTAAAAAGTATCTAAGAGAAAGTACACCACGGGCAATTGAGAAACAACGTGCCATACCGCTTGAAATTGTTAAGGGTGTAGGTAAACCGGCAATAGCCTTTTCTTGTAGCGTAGACGGAGCAAGAACCCTCTCATTTTTTAGAACATGTGCTAAATCGTCTGCTGCTTGTTGACCAAACAATTCTCTACGAAGGATTACTGTATCATCTAATTTTTTTACGAGAGCCGGATAATTTATAACTCTTTCCATCACCTGTTGGCCGGTTTGGTGATCCAGAAAAGTTAATTTTTTACCCGTAAGGGATACAGACTCGTTTAAAATATCTTTAGCGTATATTTGTGCTATACTCTTTCTTAGTTGTTCACCTATATTTTCTCCATCAGTTACAAGCGTAAAATCATTGGTTGCTCTTTTTAAAAATTCATACGGAGTAAGAGATATTTCTCCCGGTTCCAATGTTTGTCCTATTATTTTTTTAAGCTGTTTTCCTGATTCTACTGGATCGCCAAAAGAACCTTTTTCAGAAGCTTTAAGTAGGTCTTCATAAAGAGGAATATGTTCTTTATTAAAATCTGCTTGTTTAAAGTATATTGGCGTATTAAAAAAGTCGGAAGGATCACCTCCTTTTCTCATAACATTAAATCCAGAGTTGCTTAACACGCTTAATTTTTGGCTTGTTAAAATACCTAAATCTTTATTGAGGTTATTAATTGTAGAACTCGCTTCTGCTAAATCTACCTTATGAGGATTATCTCCAGTTTCCTGTAGTTTTCTAAGTTTTACCTCTAACCCTTCGTCGTGCTTCTTGCTAAAATTAGAATCAGCTTCATCCATAAGTCTAAGAATATCTTGTTGAGTGCCGCCTTTAGAGCCATACGTTGTTAATATACTATCTATTTCTCCTGCTGTTAAATTTCCATCATCCAATCTTTTCCAAAGACCGTATTTCAAGAACTTTAAAAGTTCGTATGTTTTTTCAAAATCTCTTGTTACCTCTTCAGCTTCAGGAGAATATTTTAATCCTGTTCCTACTTCGCTTTGTTTTGTTCTCATCCCAGTAAGGAACAATCTAAATGATTCTCCTCTCTCTTCAATACTGTTTTTATCTAAAAAGAATTGTTTAAAAAGAGCCTCATTAGAAATATTTCCTTTTCCTTCTGGAGCAGTAATAAGTTTTCCAAATCTTGATTTATATCGTGGAACATACTCCTTTTTATAAACTTCTTGTATTTCCTTTAGTCTTGCAACATCCTGTTTATATTTTTTAAGATCAACCTCATTAAGATTCTGTTCATCTACTCTTAAACCAAAATTATCAACATCTGGATCAAAATATTCATTTACTTTATTCCGTAATTGACTATACGCTCTTCCTCTCGGAGTTCCTATGTTATCCCATTCTAGTTTACCTAATGCGCTCATAAGATCAATTAAATTTCCCGTATTTGCTTCAGCAGGAAACATTTCGATTTCAGATTTATATTCTTTTAAAATCCTCCCTATTAACTTGTCTTTAGAATGTCCAGAATAATCCTTTAGTATAGTCTGTCCAGCATTGTCTACTTTCAATATTCCTGCTTTAGTATCAAGCATATTAAGAGCATCTATTAAATCTGAATTATCAAGATGTTTTAAAGAATTTTTTGTTATTGCTTCAGATATTTTTCTTATAGGGGCAGGTTGCATTTGTGTTTTAGCAAATGTAGTTATGTCGTTTATAATATCATCAGGCAGAACGTCATCTGTACCTATTGTCCCTAATTTAGCCGAAAGAAAATCACGAAGATTCCTAACATCAAGAGTTCCCTCTCTTAATCCAGAGATTTCCCTATACATATTATTTATAATATTTTGATCTTCCTGTCGGATATCATCAAAAATTTTCTTTTGAGCATCTTTATAATCAAGCTCACCGTCCCTTATTCTCTGTCTGAGATCATCTGGATGTATATGTTTTCTAGTATCAATTAATGCTCTATCAGCAGCAGTAGTCATTTGTGTACGTTCAGCTTCAAGCATCTTTTCTAAATATCTTGATGCTTTAAGCGTAGCTACTTCTATATTTGTATTTGCCAGTTCAGCAAATTTAATAAATTTCCCTAATTCTTTAGTGTTATCTAAATCTGGATTATATTTGCTCAAGATATCCTTTAACAGATCAACATTAGCTTTTCGAAGACGATCCTGATTTTTTTGAATTGCACGAAGAGGCTGTGCAAGTTTTACTCTTTTTCCGAAACGCCAGCCCTCACTGGTAGTCATAGTTTGAGCGCGTAAGGCTTCAAATTGACCAAGTTCCGTAAGGTTGTCCAAATATATGGATACCTTCTCCGCTGTTCCTGCTGGAAGATTTCGTGTTGCTATTTCCTGTAGTTGTGTGAATGTTTTAAAATTTAGCTCCATTCTTTTAACTAGCTCTTCATACTCTACTGGATTATCCTTTTTTAATACTTGAAAAGCTCTTTGAATACGGCCAAGTTCTTTTCTTTGTCCCTTATGCAGCTTCATCTGATAAACTTGTTTTTTTAGATTATCTTCTGCCGCCAGACCATCGATAATACTCTCATCTACGCCAAGAGAGCGCAGATAATTTTTTTGTATCTTTTCTACTTTTTCAGGATTATCAAAAGGACTTTTTATATTCCAGAAGCCTGTATCTTCGGCTCTCCAAGTTCCCTTAGAACCTGACCAGAACCAAGAATATAAACTGACAGTGTGGTTTAAATAACTTTTTCTTATAGCGTGTCCCGGTTGAACTATGGCACCAGCTATCATCATAGGAAGAGCAATTATGTCAGCATACGGATTATCAGGGCTAACCATTCCAACTATCGATTTCGCTGCTTCAAAAGCTACTGCTCCTCCAACAGATCCGTCTATTTCTCGCCACAACCATTTCTTTTTCGGTATTACCGCACGTTCAGCCGCAACACTTGCTCTTGAAAGAGCAGTAGAAGCACTAAGAGTTTCTAATCCCCTGACACCATTCATCAAAAATTGCGCTGTTTTGCGAGGAGTGAAAAGCATCTTCCCGCCTTTAATAATCGGCGTCCCTCCTACAAACATTTCCGTTGCAAGCTTTAGGATACGAGTGTCCATACTTTTTGCCCACTCAGCCTCTTCTGTTCCTACAGAGCGTTCTATTGCTGTTTTCATGGGAGAAAATATATCTTCCATTTTTTTCAGCATAGCGTGGTGTGGAGAACGATCAATTTCTCTTCCGTATTCTTCTACTCCACCAAAAAGAGGATCATAGTAGTCTTTATACATAAGTATAGAAGGAATTGCCGTAGCCATACGCCAACCAAGATCACCTGCCAACTTTGCAGTCGTTCCTACTGTAGGGATATACATATCAGCGAAGAAAGGTAAAGATATCAGCCCGTGAAGCGCATCTACTCCCGCCACACCGGGAGTTTCCAAATATGCCGCAGCTTTTTCATTTACCACTGGTGTCATGTCTTCTGCTATTTCTTCAAATGTACTTTTTAGCTGTGTTTTTATTTCAGCCGCATTGGGCGCACGTTTCGGAGTATTCATAAATACCCCGTTTGGCATTTCGGGTGACGGTGGCTTGACATAGAATAATGCTTCTGAACCAAGCTCCTCTGTTGCGTCTTTTGCATTGGAATAGACAGGAACATTATGCCTGATAACTAGTTTCTCAGCTATCTTAGGATCAGCAATTCCTTCGGCATCCACATATGTTGCTTGGTTAACGATCTTATTCAATGCTTGTGGTTTCGTTAATTTAACGTCTGTTTCACCTGTAAACTCATTAAATGAAGGGGTAGTAGTTAAGTGTTTATAAAGGATATCTTCTGGGGAATTTTGTTTATCAAAAGCATCCATTTCAGCGTTTATTTCTCTTTGTTGATCCGGTGTTAACTGATTTTGTTTATCCCAAGCATCCATTTCAGCGTCTATTTCTCTTTGTTGATCCGGTGTTATCTCTACGCCAACACCGGGAGGTGGTTCTGAAAAGATTTTTCCCGTTCCCGATTGGTTTGGGTCAGCACCAACATATGCAGAAGAAGCCTCCTGATTTACAGGAGAACCAGAAAGAACTTGCTCTTCATCTGGATTATTTGAAGAAGTAGGTTGTATCATCTGTTTTAGCTCCCTGATTGACCTGTTACTCTTTGTGTTACTTCCTTTAACTTAGCCTGTCTTTTAGCCTCATATTCCGCTTGTGCTTTTTTAAAATTCATAGTCGCTGCTTCTTGTGTTTCAGCAAATGATGCTCTATTTGACATACTGGTATTATACTGCCTATGTTGCTCTAAATAGTATCTAGCTGCGTTTTGAGTAGGGGAAGCACCCTCTAATAGCGATTTTTGCGTATTAATATATGAGTGAAGATACTCTCGTTCTGTCATGCCTTGAAGCATCTTAAAAATATTATCTTCCGCTTCTAAATTTCCAATGGTGCCACTTTGAAAAGATTGTAATACAACTTGAAAATCTGCATTCGAAACGGCCTGTCCACCAGAACCACCTTGAACCATCTTAGCAATTTTATATACTAATTGAATCTTTAGTGCTTCATATTGGACATATTTCAAATATCTTTCATGTCGTTCTGGATCAGTTAAATTAGTCTTTCCATCTAAGCTATCGCTCCAAGCCTTTATTCTTTTATTTGCTCCGTCTTGTAAGCCTTCCGTAATCTTGCCTGTTAGTCCCCCGTTTGTGGCATCCCTAAAAGTTGCATCCATTTCATCGGATATTCCTTTTTCAAAGGATATCTTCTTAGCTTTATCTGCTATGCCTAAAGCAGCTACGAAACCGTGCAACTTTTCTGTAACGTCTCTTAAAAAATTGAGTTGGGGCGCTTCCGCCTGATCCATCTGTTCTGATAAAGTACGTATATCAACAATTGAAGAAAGAAGCGACATATTCTCATTATGTTTTTTAAGCCCATCATTTATTTCTTTATTTCTATCTTTATATTTATGTGTTATTAATTTTGATACACCTCCTCCACTAACTTTTTCTCTGGATTTTCCTCTGCCGTTAGCAAAAATAGAAGCTGTAGCAATCGCGTGTAAAGTTTTAAAGGGATTTTTTGAATTGTATTTAAACGGTGAATCAGTTGATTCAGCCAAAGACTTCGCGGAGTTTTGAATGTCTTTGTGCTCTCCTCCTAATGCACCAACCATACCCGTTCTGCGTAATTCTGCAACTCCTCCATATATACGTGCAGAGGCGACTAGCGCATTCGTTTCTACACTACCAAACTTACTCCAATCTATAGAAGGATTCTCTTTTATCATTCTCTTTGCATCGTTGCTAAGAGGAGGAAGGGGAACGGAATCTCTAATACCGTCTAACAAGCCCCTCATTTTAGCATCTTTATGCGTGTTCAAATATTGATAAACAGAACCCATCCCACTCTCTACATGATAGCCCTGTTGTCCAATAACCTCTCCTGCCGAGTTATACTTATTTAGCATTACTTCTGTTTTTGACATTATTTCTGGGATTTTTTTAAGTAACCATTCATCTAATCGGTTATAATTTTTTTGCATTAGTTCAGAATTAGACGAATATGTCTCTTTTAAATGATTATCTACAAAATTAAAAGCAGCATTAAACCTAGACAGAAATCCCATTCCAGTATTAAACTTTCCCTTCTTGTCAAGCAGAAACCGTGAAGGAAGCTTTACACCAGTACCCCTAAAAAAATCAAAGTCAGAATGATCTTCGTGAAATTTTAGTGCTGCCGCTTTATCATTTTTTGCTTTTTCTGCTTCGGCTTTATCTCTTGCAACCTGTAATCTTGCATTAACCGTATACTCATTTCTAAGAGCAGCCGCATCATCTCGCTGCGTTTGCAATTTTTGTTGCATTTTGAATTTTCTATCTTCTAACCTTTTTTGACGCTCTTCTTCAGCAGCAAGAACCCGCTTTTCTTTAAGCTCTGTAAGCGCACCAATCGCCATTCCTCTAATACTGATACCCATTATACATTCTCCAAAGAGTTAGGTTGCATTTCCATGAAGCTCATAGGCTCAGAAGAAGAAGGAGCGACCTGTTCTTCCTGACTTGCCCCGCCCTGTACTTGCTTTAAAAAGTCATCTAGTTCCGTTACAGCGGCTTCCTTTTGTTGTTTCTTAAATTTTTCTGGATTCTTTCTTTTCATCAAAGCTACAATATCGTCAGAACTCATATTTCCTTTTGATTTATTCTTTGGGAAATTCATTATATTGATATCATCTATTTCAATATTATTTTCATGCGCTTTAACATACATCCATATCATCAACAAAGGAGTAAGCTGCATCGCAATATCGGGAGAATACACTCCTTTTGAAAATGATCCGAAAGTTACAACATTTGCTATGCTTTCAAGATCAACCCCCGCATCAATCATACCGAGCAAATCAGAAAATAATGATTCACTATCTTCAATTGTTTCAACAGTATTGAAAAATGCTTCGTCTAAATTGTTTATCTGAGGAGGCTTATAAATAGCGTCATCTTGCATTGGCTGTGTAAGCGATTCTCCCGGTATGGGCCTATCAAATGGATCAAATGGCATATTCTATATTCCTATACTCGTATTTGTGCTTGTTCAAGTGATGAAATTAATCTTTTTACAGAATTTTCATGTTCTGGAGATAAGGCTCCATCACCCGCCAGAGCAACCCTTAGTAATTTGGAAGCATCATTAGCAGCATTAGCAGCATTTGAGACATTATGTCCAGATTTTATATCTACACGTTCATCTATGAAACCTGTTACAAACCTTTCATGTGCCGCGATACGCGCAGCCGCCTTTGACTGACCACTAAGCGCAGCTTGCGTTCTAGCGCCAGCATTATTCTCTTTATCGCTTCCGCCAAGAACATTACCAGCGATATTTATAATAGGACCAATAAAATCTGTCCAAGCCATATGTTCTTTCTCCCCTTTTTTTATTATCTCTTATCTAGTCACCGGAGCCATGTCTATCTATCCGCCCACACTTTCACGGCTCCGAGAATAGTCGTTAGAGCCGCTTGGCGAAGAGAAAAGAGACATAAACCAATCACTTTTAAGAGCATCACCAAGAAAATTAACACCAAACCCACCAAGAAGTCCAGACAGTTGATTGTCCTGTTCAATATCCGCTAATTCTTTAGATTGATTAAAAGATAGCGCAGAAAGAGCAAGATTCTGTTTCCTTGTTTCTTCATTTTCAAACGCCTGATTGGCCCACATAGCTTCATCACGATACGATTGCCACAGTTGATTTTGCCGTGCTTCTGAAATAGCAAGCAAGTTTTGAGCATTTCGTTGCTCTACCCCATTAGCTATTTGATTATTTACCGTAGTTACCTGCCTTCGCCAAAGCGTATTAGACCTATCGATTGCTTCCTGCATAGTCGCATTGAATTTATTTCGTTCTTGATCTAAACCGGCGTTAAATTGCTGAATCGATGTTCCTGTTTGTACGTTGAACTGTTCAGTTGCTAGTTGTCTTGCTTTATTCGCCTGTTCTACTTGATTGCCCAGTGTAGCGTAGAACTGATCTACTTGATTCTGTGATTGGGCATTGAAATTACGTGCTGCATTTAATGAAGCCACATCACTGAATAGCTCCTGCATCCGTGATTGATGATTAAGATTATTCGCTGTTTGCTCATTTGTTACGTTTGTCGTATTCATTTGCAAGAAACTGGCTGCATTCTGTTGCGCTGATTTCAATCGAACATCCAGATTTTGCCGGTCCATTGTTGCAATTTCAGCGGCATTCTTTAATGCAGTAGTTTGCTTGTTGTTTAAATTCTGTAGCTGAATTGACGCATATTTATCGGCATCTGCCGCTGCAATCGGAAGAGCGGATTCGAACAACGCCTGTGTTCGTGCAGCCGCCGCCATGCTAGAGGAACCTAATCCACGCTGTAGCATGAATTGGTCTGCTTTACGTGCAGCCGGTGCAGCCCACGGCGGTAACTGTGTCCCGTCATCTAGTGCTTCATACAACTGGCCTAATTGGAACTGTACGGTAGCCTTCTCATCCAATGCTTCAGTTTGCGCCGTTGCAAGCGCACCAGAGGAAAGCGTTCCCTGTACGTTTCCGATAAGGTCTTCTGCATTCACCTGTCCTAAGACGGCGGTTGTTTCAGGAGCATCGGGCGCAACTTCTCGTGCTGTAGCTGCTGTAACCTGTGCTGCGTCCTGTTCCAATGGAATATCAGATACAAAATCATCAGGATCAATAGTTTGTTGCGTAACTTGCTGTGGAGCATCTATTAACGGCGCAGTTTGTAATTCTCCCGGCTGAATATCTTCAATTTGTATTCCCTTTACAGCAGCGCCAGTGGGCAAAGTAGGATTAATTGCCTGTTGTCCTGCTTGATTTAAAAGATTTTGATAACGTGCGTCAATTGGTTGTTGTATGCTGGAGGAGGCGGGGGCCGTTGTTTTAGAAAAAGCAGCATTAGGATCACCGCCAACTACTTGAGGCATGTCCACCAGTCCTAAATCCTGTGTAAAGTCAGCAGCATCAATAAAGCTAGTTCCGCCACCGGCACCCCGCCCAGCGGAGCCGTATTGGGCGATCTGGTCGGCGCTTGCGGCTCTAATTATATTGCCGGAAGATGCGGAATCATCCGGCCCACTTAGTTGGTGAATGTTACCGTCCCGATAAACTTGGTTATTGCCTAATCTTATTGAGGGCATTACTTTTCCTTCTTTAATTATCTAGCTGCACTAGAACCAAAATAAAAGCTAACGATAGCAGCTAACGTATGTATATATGCAGGGGCCAGCGCAATTCCATCTATACTTTTCCAAAGTACTTTATCCGCCTGTTCCCAGATAAATGGAATCCACCATTCACCTTTTTCTGTTACCGATACAACAACTGGAATATCAAAGAATGGTGCAGCAAACGGGATAATAACAATACAACCTACACAGATGAATGCAATGATACGTCGAGTAAAGGCGAATTGCTTATCCTTTAAGCCATGCTCTCGTGCTGCTGAAACAGCCTTCTGCTGTTGAGCCATTGCAGCAATCATCATACGATGCTGTTCTGCCTTCGCCTTTGCTATCTGTCCGATTAGCGTAGTTACAAATCCTAAGACAGAACCACCCAATAATGTCATTAAAAGTTGCACGGTTTATTTTTCCTTTAAAGAAGGTTTCCTATCTTCTTCTTTCAGATATTCATCACCAATAACGAACCCGTGATAATTCTCTCGCAAGAAAGTATACACCGTTTCTGTCGGTATCGACCAGCCCATATGCGTCACTGCTTGAAATCCTGAAGCGGATACAGCAGAAGGAACACCAATCATCTCATATTGTTTACGCTTTTCAGAATACGAGAACAATGCGCCGCCTGAATTACCGAAAATGATTGGAGCGGTGGCAAGCTGATACCTGTATCCTTTAATCATCTGCTCACTAAATGCCATCTCACCTGATGTCATCGAAGGAGGATACCCCAACCCTGCACCAATCGCCCATACTTGCTGGCCCAACTTAGGTACTGATCCTTCTGGTAGCATATGTGCGATAGCGTCTACACCACGCTCCGTATCTCTTAGGCGAAGTAGAGCTAGATCACGTTGCTGATCATGTGCTACGATATCGGCAATACGTCCACGAGTACCTACTGAACGGGCGCAGCGAACATAATCAAACCAGAATGCTGTAACTGGCTCACGAGTTTCACGTTTTTCTTTCGCTCCTTTGAGCGGATTCCATACTTCTCGTATTGTAATCTGACTAGCTATTACATGGAAATTAGTTAAGATATACGATTCCCACTCTTCATTATGCTTCTTAGAATACAATACAGTACCGGAACCGGAAGTATCAATACGAACCGCTGTATTCAACATCTCCTCATGCTTCTGTCCGCAATCAGATGCGATTGAACTTGTTGCCCCTACACAGAACACCAGTGCAGCAAACAATGAAGCTTTGACGGTTGTTAGAAACTTTCTATTCTTATTCATATCAATTCCTTTTACTAATTAAGTGTTATTATCTTATCTATAAACTTGTATTCAGATATCGTGCTGGCGAATTTAACACTGTGTATTCTTGCTTCTATGTTATCTTTCCAAAAGCTGATAAACTTATTCAATCTTGGGTATTCCGGCACGATATCATACTGCTGAAATACAAACTCCTGAAGAATATGATCATAATCAGGAAGAAAGTAGATTACCTTAATGGTAGTCAGATCATTTCTTATTAAATAACTCAAATAGTGTCTGCACTTTTTCTTCTAATACACGTACACGCACAGTGATCTCTGCCCTGAAGGCTACACCGATAGCTGCCACCACAATAACTCCTGATATGATGGGCCATATATCAACCACTTGCTCCATTCTTATTCTGGTTTTACCGGCCATGACGGGTGCGCCGGATCAGCTGTATTGGCTGGCAAGTCCCGTAATTCTTGGCGGTACGTTTTCCATGCGTCAACGTCTACGGAAACATCAGCATTCTGTGTCCAATCAGATTTAGTTAGCAGCGCAGATCGACGTAGACGTAGCTCTTTCCACTGATACTCTGCCGACCACTCAACAGGATCGACAAACTGGCCGTCAACGTATGTGTGGCCCGTTGTCACCGTATTGGGGCAGTTGATCCACTGCAAATTTGAATGAACTGGAAAAATATTTCCGTCTTCTTCTATTTGGAAAACCCGGATGCTTCCGGTTAAAATTAATGCTCTCATCACTTGTACTCCCAGACGATTATAGCACCGACAGCGCCGTCGTTATCATCTGACCCACTGCCACCGCTGCCGGTTTGACCATTCCCGCCGCAGCCATAGACATGGGTAGTATTTGCACCAGACTGTTGTGATAAATAAGTAGATCCGCCGGTACAGGATCCTTCGGGATAGCCAGCAGTCCACCATGTTCGGAGGTAGGGAGATCCGGGACCGCCGTGACCGTTTTGCACGTTACCGCCAGTCCCTACTCCACCTTGACCACCTCTACCATTATATGCCGTATTGGAGCCGGTTAGGCCGCCGCCGCCACCAGTTGCGGAACAATATGAACCAAAGGAACTTGTACCCCCATCGGACCCGGCGGAATTGCTACTACCTCCTGCGCCGCTGGCACCAATCGTCACCGTCTCTGATGATAAAGATGTAACGTCAATCATTTCAATCGCATAACCGCCGCCGCCACCACCGCCGCCCGAAACGCCGTCTCCACCGCCTTCAGTACCACCAGCGCCGCCTCCTCCACCACCAACAACCGTCACAACTATTGTCAAGATATCCGTTGGACGGGTCCATGTGCCGCTTGACGTGAAGACCTGAACTGAAGCAGGAGTTACGCCTGTGGCGGCAAAACCAGTTGCAGTTCCTGAATTAGCTATAGTAGCACCACTGTCGATGTTCAAAGTGCTTCCTGACAACACGCTCATCGTATTAGCAGTAAACTGGAAATCATCTGCACCAGCAATCTTAATATCAATGGTATCGTCTGTATCTGCTGTAATGCTGGTATCAGCATCAGCATCAAGAATAAGTTCAGCACCATTTACATCTAGCGTACCGGGAGTTACAAGATTACCACTAAGTTTAGCTGAAGTAACTGTAGCATCACTTGGCGTACCAATATCCAGCTTCTCACCAAAGGCAATAATAAAACATGTATCAGAACTAGCTGGCGCAGTTGTAAAGGTGATCTGTGTTCCGCTCACGGTATAGTCTGTAGCAGCCTGTTGGATTACACCATTAAGGCTAACCAGCAAAGTTTCTGCACGTACAGGGGTAAGCGCATTGCTACCTACAGTAAGATCGAAAGCAGTTGTAGAACTATTGAAGCTTCCCGTAATACTGTCCAGCTTATTATAGTTTCCTGTAAGTGGACTTTTACCTATATATGGCATATATCTTTTTCCTTTTTTATTCTAGTGCATCAGGAACATATGCGCTGATGTCATCTGTATTCTCTAGCGTAGCCAGATGTGTCTCAACAGCAGGAGGAAGATCACGCAAAGCAACCTTCTTGGCAGCTACGTCAGTTTTATCTAACCCAGTTGGGTGAACACCTTCATCAGCCAGTTGATATTCGAGATCAAGCTCTTTTAGTTTACTGTTACGAACACCACGAATATCCTCCAGCCGCTCTTCACGGGCTTTTGGTAGACGCCATTCGTGCGTCTTCAGGTCTTCTGCGCTGATCTCGACCATCAACGTATCCGCATCTGGTACGATTTCCGGTGTGACTTCGTTGCCATCAATATCACGTTCAGCGGGGATGGTCGCTGCCTCTACGGCCTCTGCGATGATACCGCTGACTGATCCGGCATCACCAACTACGGTAACTGTGCCGTCAGCGTTTACGATTAATTCATTCATTTTCTAGTTCTCCGAAAAATACCAGCATAACAAATCCTGTGTCTGCTATGGAACTCTGATCCTCAGTTTTAATGTCGATGTAATTGCTCCCGTTGTCGTACATATAAATATCTTCATTTTCAGTCATGCCCACCACAGCAAAGCCGGGAGAACCGGATGCGCCGGGGTTTTTGAAAGGAGTAGCAAGAGTTATTCTATAATGGCCTGTCCCCAAATCGGTATAACTTTTAATGTTGAAGGTGGCTAAAACAGCGTTGGTCGTTCCTTTGAAAGAAATCCATGCTGCGGCCTTCGACAGATCAGGACCGGCTGGCATATCACTAGCCAGACCCCGCACCATCTCGTTGACCTGCCTTTGATCAACCGCTGGGGCAGTGACGTATGCATTGGCAGTGTTCTGTTCTGTCCGTAGGTCGCCCCAGAGCTTACCCTTTTCGGATGAGCCGCTATTCACGGTGGGTTTACCGGCATCAGCGAATAACTTGTCTACCGCCAGACCATCAAAGATCGTGATGGCATCAGTCTGGGTGACCAGAACCTTACCTGTCAACGGATCGACATCAACATCCAGTACGGCATCGGTGCTGCTGGATTGCAACAGACATTCGGCAGAGGCAACGAACATCGGCTTTTCTGCATCGTACATCTGTCTGATTTGAGTGGCGGTTGGGGCGGTGGCTGAAACCCGTGCCAACGCTAACGTGACACCACCGGCTGAACCGCTACCATTTGGCATGGCACCAATACCTATCGTACCATCAGGATCAGTCACGGTATTCATAGCCAGAACGTGAGTTCCTTCTAAAGCACCATCTCGGTAAATTCTGCCTTCATCTGTAGCTCCAGAAGAATCAAATACTGCAACTATATGATGCCATGTGTTGTCATCATTTCCTCCGCTCGAACTTACACGAATGTTGCTAGAACCATCAGACACTTCAAAGCGAAACTTATCGCTATCATTGCCCCGAAATTGAATGTACCAAAAATGGCTTGCGCTATGTCTGCCAAATAACCAATATTCGCCAGTACCAGTGCCGTTTGCTTTCGCCCAGAAACTCAAAGAAAAACTGCCAGTACCGAAATCAAAATCAGCATCAAAGGCATCGGTCAAATAGTTTGAACCACTCCACCCGCTATACCCCATCAATTCCGCACTGGTTTCCACAGCCGCTTCGGTCAGGCCACCGCCGTTATGGGTGAGGGTGTTGGCCTTGTAGCTGCGGTCCGCTGTTACGCTGTTGGCTAACCATGCGCCACGAATGTCGCCAAACAGATTGCCGGTGTTGTATGTACGATTGACCATCGCTGTTGCATATTCCACACCTGTTGCGCCGCCGCCACGCACTGCACCCTTCGAAAAGGTTAGTCCGTTTGCATGAGCGCCAACCATCAGGTCGCCCGATACATTCATCCCATTGGTAGCACCGAAACCGTTTGGTCCGGTAAGGGTGCTCATAGATTGGGAATGGCTCCAATCGTCTGCGGTTATTTCTGAAATCGGAATATTGGACACATCCACCCTGTCCCCGGTATTAAAGGTATTCGCAATATATCCCTGCGGATAGAGGGCAACCGACTGGCCGCTGGCCTCAATGGTTCCAGCTTTATTATGCACGTTGCCGTCATATTTTATTAGTCCGCAGACATCTGCTCCGGTGCCGTAGGCAACTGCAAACGACGGCATCGGGCCACCTGTGCGGGGATCAAGTGGGAACGCAGGGGAAATACCCGCTGCGACATAGGCTACATCATTATCGGTCAGTGCCGGTGTCGTGCTTGAGGTTAAACTTTTAGGCCAGCCACTCGTTCGTTCTGCCCAGCTACCGCTATGTGGGTCAATAATACTGATGCCGTCTTCACTTCCTATAATGATGTAACCCATACATGCTGCCACTGATGTTGGCGTTGCAGCCCCAGTTATCGTGACTGTCCCTAAAGACGTGGTCGATGGTGCACCACCAGACTGTTCAGTCAAGTCCCAAATGTTAACTTGAGTATCAGAACCAGTATCCTCAATGGTAACAAGCATCAAGCTCGTGAATAAAAGATCGCCACTAGAATCATTCCCGGTCCATTTACCATTCCACGATTTACCATCAACAGAGGGACCGAAGATGGCTTGATCAACGAAGGTTGCATTGGTTTCGAGGACGCCAGCGTAGGCAGCAGAAAGTATGCCTTCGCCTCCAGAAAGGCCATCAACAGGTATCTTGGTTACAGACATATTTTATTCCTCTTTTGTATTACACTAAAGATTGTGCTTCAACGTGCGCCGCATATGCCGCTTTGATTTCATCAGTCCAGACCGCATTGGCGATTGCCGCTACATCATCAGGCTGACCTGATAGATCAGCGCCGGGGGCTAGCACATAGCGGTGGAAATTACCCCGTGATTTTATTTCATCGGTGTCGTCATCCACGATTAAGCTGTCTTGACGCACTTGAACGTGTTTGAAATCTCCGACAACTTCGATTTTGTCTACGATTGTTTTTTCAACTAAAGCCATTGTTTTTTTTCCTTTTAGCTATTGGTTCGATATGTACCGCCAACAGACATGGCGATAGTAGAGCTACCGCAGCCGATTTCACTGTAGCTGGGGAAATCTGCCGTCCCGTGGCTTGTACCTTTGGTATACCAAAACATTTCGTTAGTACCGCCACTGACGCATGGGTAAAGTGGCCCGTCTAATCCTGATGTAGTGTATCCCTGTGTCAGAGCGTGGTGGTGCTGTGCAAAGCTGGTGCTTACGAAGGGAAGACCATCGATAGTGGCCGTACTGCCATCTGAGGTATTTGAAAGTGTCGCCACCATCCAGATTGCCACTACCGAACCAACTTTTACATAATGGCCCTCGACGTTTGAAAAAGACCCGCTGAAATTACTTGCCGCCGTGGGCGTGAAGGTGCCTTCTTCATAGTCATCTAAGAGTTCGCTTGTCATCGTTCCGGTGCTGTCTGCCGTGGCAGAAAAGTCGATGCCGTTGCCGGATGCGACGATGAGATTTCCGCTGGTGATTGTGACATTGCCGCTGCCCGTGGTTACGCCGGTAAGACCAGCAGTTTGCCAACTATTATCGCCACGTAGAAAATTCCCCGATCCGGCACTGCCAGATGCGCTGAGATGAGCTATATCAACGGAACCAGCAGCAATCTCTGAACTGTCAACTGCATTTGCAGCAATCTTCGCCGCTGTAACAGCATCATCTGTAATACCGGCTGTATCTACAATAGAATCAGCAGGGGCAGGTCCAAGATATGGCATATTATGTAATCTCCATGATTGACAGAACTACGTCTGTGGATGCTCCTGCCGTTACAGACAACGTATCCGTAGCTTCCATAACAACCTTATTACCACCCATCAATTCTAGTGAACTGTTACCGGGAATACTAACATCAGTAATAAGCTCTACCGTCTGGTTAGCTTCATCATTATTTCCTGCCCTACCAGCAGTATCAGACCCCAATGAAACAGTTGCAGTAGTTGCACTACTCGTTGTGTTCCCCAGCATAAGCCCCAGAACAATAGTAGTTGTGCTACTTGCAACAGTGTAGATAACATCAGCAGAGGTCACGTTTGCCTTAGTTACCGCCTTAAAAGTATTAGCCATGTTTATTTCCTTTTTTAGCTATGTTATCCCAAAGCAATCGCCAATGCCGTGGCAGTACCTTCTGTAATACCACCACCAGCATACGTACTAATATCAGATGCAGGAATTTGTTTTGTAGTTGAACCATCAATCACAATGAATGCATCGGTATCCGCAATAGTAATGGATGATGTAGATTTAGCTGAACCATCCAATAAGTTTAGCTCACTGGTGGTTACATTAGCACCGTCAAGAATTTCTAATTCTGTTTCAGTAATTTCTGCTGATCCGATTGTGAAACCAGTAGCAGTTACAGTACCAGTAGAGGTGATGGCACCAGAACCAATCGTACCAGCAGCAGTTACGTTAGCACCGCTGAAGGTCAGTGCAGTAGTCGTACCGGATTTAATAATCAAGTTACCACTGGTATTCGTAGCAGAACCGAAGGTAACACCGTCATCACCGAAGAAAACATCTCCTCCATCTGCATCAAGAACAATATCACCGGCAGTATCTACAACTAGATCACCAGTATCATTTACGATATAAGAGTTAGTTCCACCATGATACAGGTTCAAATCTTCACTGGCACCGATTGTTAGGCGACCAGTAGCACTATCTCCTGTACGATCATCTGCATCTGCATCAACGTCAATTGAAAGCAACCCACCGGAGGTGATGTTGGAAGTACCATTATCAATACTACCAAAACCAGATGAAATAGAGCCACTATCCAATGCACCTGTAGTTACAAGATTAGGCATCGCAGTGATTTCATCATCTAAGTATGCAGCAAGATCAGTAACAGCTACCTGTTTCATGGTGCCGTCATCGTTGAATACAACCCTATCTGCATCAACAACAGTCGTTGAAGTGGCAGAGGTATCGCCATCCATGATGTTCAGTTCAGTGGTAGTTACAGTAGCACCATCTAAAATTTCTAACTCTGCCTCAGAGATACCAGCACTGCCGATTGTCACGGTTCCTGCGAAGGTTACATCGGCACCGCTCATCGTCATTGCAGTAGTCGTACCAGACTTGATGATTAGATCACCACTTGTGTTGGTCATCGAACCAAACGTAGTGCCATCATCCTTGAAGAAGATATCACCACCATCAGCATCAAGAACGATATCTGTACCTGCATCTACAGTAGCAATAGCGGAGGAAGAGATGGTTAGATTTGTTCCATCACCCTCAATCTTCTCACCGTCATCACCAAAGGTAATTCCTACATCTGTTGGAACATTGATATCAGAAGTAGCAGTCAGGTTGATATCTGCACCGGAAGTTACCGTCAGATCAGTATCATCACCTTCGA